CAGCCGACACAATACGCGATCCTTGGCTTCGTAGAATCTTCACGGGCGTCGGGCGTTTGTGCACGACGGCTAACCCTTTGGTCATGTACTGCTGGTTGGCGTAGGTGATGAGCTGTTCTAGCACCATCCCGCGATTGCCTTGTCCACTCACAGCCAGAACACCCCTCTCTTCTGCCGCCCGGTACTGTCCCACACAAACCAAGCGTAATCCGTCGCGTCCGTACCTTTCCCCGTGAAGCTGGGCCGCTTGGTTAACACATGAATCGCAGTAGGCGGGTGTTTCTCCCAAAATTCCTTACGCTTTCCGGAGGCCAGGAAGTTTAGCCGCAAGAGCATCACCACACAGTTTGCAAGTTCCAAGCTCCGCTCCACGAACTCTTGCGCGAGACTGAATGGCGGGTTCGTGATGATGAAATCCACCTGATCGCAGTCTTCTTCGTATTGCAAGAAATCGACGCCATTACCCATCCTGCAATCCGGATTGATGTCCATGCATCCAACACTCTCTAGAGAGTATCTGCATAAGACATCAGAGATTGCTCCGTCTCCTGCACACGGTTCCAATACCGTCGCACCTTTTCCCCAGACAATCCGATTACAAATCGCCTCCGTACACCACTTTGGCGTGCTGTAGGCGTCGTATGCGTGCCGCTCAGTTAGCGCTCGTCCAGTGGCGCTCATGTGTCCATCGCCCCCAGCTTATTTATAGCGATAATCAGTCGGCTGAAATTTGTCGGTGCTAGAGTGGCGTCCTTGTTGTCGATCCATGTTTTCGCCGCTTCTACGACATGTTCCAACGCCGCCATGCGCTTCTTCATGCCATGTAACTCTTGCGTCAATTCCATTTGCTCACGCATGAGGTGCAGACACTCAGCGTTCAGTTCCTTACGCGGAAGTGACTTTATTACGTCGATGTCGTGCTCTGTTAGGTTCATTTTTCCAACGCCTCCAGTTCCGTGAATGCCACATCAACCGCGTCATCGTATTTAACCAAATGTGCAAGCAGCACACTTTGTCCTTCGGTATCATCGTCATCACCGCATTCGTCGAACTTGGACTCGCATACACGCAGGTCATGCATTGCGCGATATAGCCGTTCCAGCGCCGCCATCCTCGCCTGTTGCGCGTACCACTCCTGCCGAGTGACAACGTGGTAGCCGTCAGCGTGCAGGGCGTCGTACAGTTCCTTACTCAGTGGTGTCATGGTCGGCCTCCCCGCAATCGGTACAATCACATTCTCCTGTGCCACCACAGTGCGCACAGTCGCTTAGAGACTCCCGCCAATCAAACGTCCCGCCGAAACACACATTGCATCTAGCCATCCCCTACTCACCCTCCCCGAACTCGCCGCTTTGGAGTTGCTTCAGCAAGTCTTGCAACGCTCGTTTCTGTGACCTCTTAACGCTGAACATTTGAATCAAGTCATCCACATCACACGTCGCCAAGAATTTCGCAGTTTGTTCTACATTCCGTTTGGAGTAGTACGTGAACCCCTCGTAAAAGTTATCGCCTGTCAGCACTGCTACGCTAACCTCACGTCCGGCATCTGTGACGAAGACCGGAACGATACTCAGCGAGTTCGGATATCCGCCGTTGTAGTCGGTGTCCTTAAATCTCACGACAACCGCATTTGTGTGTTCAATCACCGGCTGACATTTCGGGCAAACCAAACCTTCTCCGCATTTTTCGCACTTGCTCACGCCGCGTCACCTCCATCTCCATCCGGATTCCGTAGCTCCACCAGTGACCGCGTGTCGTTCCCCACCCTGTACCATGAGAGGCTGTACACCTGCGTAGCGTCACCATCGCGTACCACGGCGTAATCATCGTGGATCTCTGTCACACGACCTTCGATTGCGGGCTTCATTGTCAGTTGCATCCATCACACCTCCAATAGGCTTTGTTGCACTGCTCCGTAATTCGTCAACACCAATTCTCGTGCTGGTCTAGGTTCCGATCCACCAACCGATTGCACATATCCCCCGAGCGTTTCCTGTCCCCATCCGTCGTACAGCTCGAGTATCAGCGGGTGCTCGTAGTAACTTACCAGTGCGCGTCCCTTGATGTTGTGGAGCATATTCGCTAGGTCTCTGTGGTCCTGTTCAGTAAAGTTTCCGACGTACCGCTTCTCGCGTCCGACATATGGCGGGTCGATGTAAAACATCGCATCGTGTCCGTCGTAAACTTCGATAACCTCCCGGAAATCACGACATTCGATCTGCACATTACGCATCCGTTGTGCAAATTCTCGGATCGCTTCGACGGCCCCATAATATGACCTTGCCGGGTTAGTACCAGGCGCTCCTGAGTGACGCCAACCTGTGTTTCTCTCCCGGTTTCCCTTTGCGATGCCCGAGCGATTAATATAAAACCAGCGCACAGCTCGAGTAAATTCGTCCGTCGGCCATGGTTCGTCACGCCATAATTCGTACACGGCACGCGAGTATGGGAGTGCATCCGCTGCTTCAATCAACCGCTCTGTGTCAGCTCGAGCGACAAGTAAGAAGTTGACCGCTTCGCCATCGATATCGTTGTAAACCTCGGTGGAGACAGCAGGCTTTGCTGCGATGACGTGTGCCGCTCCTCCAAATGGTTCAACATAGACCGAGTGCGGCGGCATCCGTGCAATAAGTTCGCGTGCCAGTTTGCTTTTGCCGCCGAACCATATCAAAGGGCTGCGGGTCATCATTCACACCTCCAGTTCTAACGTCGTCTGCATCGGCTCTCTCTCCTGCTCCAGCAACCACGCCGCCATCTGTGCGATGGTCTGTGACTCATCCAGTAAGGCGACGACTAGACGGCAGGCCGCGCGGTCTTTGTCGGTCATGTCACTCGCCTCCTGCTACCCACGCATCCGCTGTCATCACAGGGGCTGGGGTGATACGGGTTTTAGTCCCTCGGCTTTCAAAAAACCGTGATTTCATGTCTGTTTGCTCTTTCGTTTGGCGACGTGCTTCGAGCAACCACCTGTCTTCGAACCTGATCCATAACTCATACCTCTCATCCATGTCACACGCTCCTCTCAATCGGCTCCAACAGCAGCTTTCTTCTTCCCACACATCTCCGGCAGATTCGCCCTCACCAGGTGCTCTGCGAACGGCGGTGGTACAGCGTTCCCACATCGTGCAACCTGCGCCGACTTCGGGTACGCTTTCCCATTCACGTCTCGGTCGATGATGTAGTCGGCCGAGAATCCCTGTGCCGCGAACAGCTCATGTGGCTCCAACATCCGCATCCCGATGTCCACGATGGCGTAGTCTTGACCGTGTACTGCAACCAGCCCAAAGCGGTCATGGGTGCTTATTGTGTTCAGTGGACCTCGCAAGTCTTGGCCAATGCTCGAGCCGTTGTACTGAGTCAAGAAGGCTCTGACCTCTCCAAATTTATTTCCGCCGGCTGTCACTGTGTGCAATGGTTCGCCAATGCGTTGCCCTATGTTAGTCCCATACATCTTGGTTAAGAACGCGGCGACCAGTCCATATCGGTTCGACGTATCCAACGTCAGGATAGGGTCCGTCATCGCTTGACCTCGTACCTCGCTGTGCGCCGTCTCCGTGTGGTACTGAGCAAGGAACGGAGCAACGATGCCCCAGCCGTTCTTCGCCGTGATGGTCTGCAATGGCTCGTCCAACTTCTGTCCACGAAACTGTTCACTATGGTGATTCACTTTGACGATGAATGGTTGTGGGTCATTGATGACGAACTTCACTATCCCTCGAGCAATCCGTCGCATCGTATTCTCAGCCAACGGTTTCTTCCGTTCAAAAATTGATGGGCACAGTAGACTCCAGTCGATAATTTCAGCAGCTGTGCGCCACGGTTTCAGTCGGCCATGCTTGACTGTTGGACTATCGGGCGCGCCATGTGTGGGCTCTGGCCACACGATAGGTTGACCGTCACATCTCGCAACGAGGAAGAACCTTTTGCGAATCGTCGGGGCACCGTAGTCACACGCCCTCATCTCTCGCCACTCAACTTGATACCCGTGACGCTTAAGTGCGTTGACGAACGAGTTGAACGTGCGTCCCTTTTGCTTCAGGTTCGGGTACCCATCCTCGGTCAAAGGACCCCACGTCTTGAACTCCTCGACATTCTCGAGCATGATTACGCGAGGTTTAACCGTTGCCGCCCATCGAACTGCAACCCACGCCAGCCCCCGAATACTCTTTTCTACTGGCTTGCCGCCCTTCGCCTTACTAAAATGCTTGCAGTTATGGACCACAATCCCCTCAACAATGTAGCTTTCATCTTCTTCGACGCCGATGTTGAAAACATCCGATTCTACACAAAGATCTTCTTGGGACCGTATCGGGCACCACTCAAGTCCATCTTCTTGAAACGTTTGTCTGTGGTCGTCATCTACCGATTCACGCCAGCGAAGCATGTATATCATCCGAGCATTGACATGTCTTCCTTCTATTACGGTCGAATTTTTCGTGAGGTGAACTATGACGGTCTTCCCCAGGGAGTTGAGCAGCGCCTTGATTCCAAAAGCAAGCGCTTTGGAAACTGTGCGGCATTCTGAGAAGTGCCCTTCCTGCCAACCATCTGCCGAAAGATAACCCGAAAGGAGCACCTGTTTGTACCCTTTCGGCATCCCGAGAGACCATGCCGGAATGCGCTTCGACTCAGCTCGATGTGAGAAATTTTCTCTCAACCAAGTGACAAGACCCCGATGATTAGTTGTAAACTGGTACGCTGTGCCCGTTTTTCGTTCTTGCCAATTTAACTCATCTGCTAAATGGGCGCGGCCTTGTGATGACCAAATTCCAAGCGTTTTTCTGAGGTTGTCAATCTCATGCATCCCACAAGTGATGACCAATTCCGCTCGGGTATCTGTCAACCTCGTCCATCCATCCCCCAAGTAACGTCCAACGAGCCACATAAGTTCTCTCGTGATGGTCATTCCACGCCCAGAAACTTCTGGAATATTACAACCCGGAAACCGTGTCGGCGTGGCCCAATACCAACCCTTGTCCAGCATCGACGCGGGCGTCCATTCCGCAGATTCAAGTGTTCTTTCATACCCTCGCGGATTGGTTCGCCATACATTGCGACGCAAGCGGGCATAGAATGGATGTTCAGAGGTGACAGCTAACCCCGGATGCCCGTGGCCTTTTATCGACAACAATGGCTTACGGGTATTGGACACTTCAGTCACCTTTCTCCATCTCAGCTTGTGAGTCAAAACTTCGTCGCCCACTTGAACGTCTTCAATCGGTTCATATCCTTTTCGAGTGAGAATCATCGTTCCGGCTGGGAAGCAATCTGGCGACAACCAGCACAGCGCCACCAGACGGCCGTCTGTAGCTTTGCGCGGGTCCACATCCCATATTGACTCGCAGTAGTGCTCCGTCGTCGGGTGGTTGACCGTATGCATCGCGATGGCAGCCGGATCGTGGTTGATAGCGATGTCGACCGAGCGACCAGTTGCCAACTCAATGCCGGTACTCGCACCGCCGCCTCCGGCAAAGTTGTCGACGATGATCTCGCGCCTGGAAGCGTTGAATAAGTTGAGTTGTACGTCGCTTCTTCTCATCGTCTGTTCCCCCTCACCTCATGCGGTAGTTGCCAATAATACCCCGTGCCTTCTCGTCGTCCTCAAGTCCCATCCGTAGCACCTGAGACCGTTCACGTATGCGCCCCCACAGTGCGATGTCGATCTCCGCTAAGTCCCAGTCGTACAGTTCACTACTCACGAGCATCGGTCGTCGGTTACTGTTTCGAAAATCCACTACGTCGAGGACTTGCTGGAACTCAAACCCAGACACATCCCCCGTGTTGCGTTTGCGTTTGAACAGGTCATCGATGTACAGCACGTCCACGTCATACATCGCCTGAATCTTGGCGTCGAGCGTGCTCTCCTTGATCGCCTGCTTGAGCTTGCGCATGCCCTCTTCCCAGCGGAAGTAGATCACGCTGACCAGCTTCTTTGCCATCAGGTTATTGGCAATTGCCGTCAGCAAGTGCGTCTTGCCAAATCCGGAGTCTCCGAGGAATACCAGGCTGTTCTCGTTTTGGTGCCGAATCTCGTCAAACCGTTCGTAGTAGTCGCGTGCTGTGTTGTATGCGTTCACCACGCAACGCGGGGCACCCTCAAGCCGGAAATCCTTGAACCCCTTATGCTGGTCCTCTACAGCGATGTTCGAGTTACCGAATAGCCGAGCGTTATTCTTGCGTTTCAGGCACTCACACGGACGAGCGCTGAATACTGCGGCGACCAACTCCGGGCTGTCCATCGGCATTTCACGGCCATCCAGAACGGCCACATACGCAACGTCGTGACAAAGGTCACATTCGAACGACTTACTTGACACGTCCGAACTTCCCACCGTCTGCTGCTTGGGCAAAGTCTGGTACTTTTTTAGGACCGTTCCGAGTTGTTGAATACTCATACTGTGTACCTCCCGTCGTCTCGATGAGCGTTGACAGTGTTGTGATGCCCTTACGCTTCCAACCCTTCAGGATGCCACAGGCGTACTTTGCTGGGTGGTCTGCTTCAGCTGACTTATGGACTGCATTGATTACCAAACCGCTGTCCATCTTGTCGACGTCGAAGTAGTCGAGGAGCAACTCAAAGTCTTGTGGCGGTACACCTTCGATTGCTCCGCAAACCTGCTCGTAAGCCTGAACGATTTGCGCGCGCGCTAACTCTCTCTCTGATCTTTTATCTGAATCTGAATCTGAATCTAGATCTCTAATAGCATCGTTTTGCATATGCACAACGGATGCATCTGCATTGCGTTTGGACTGCATTTGCAGGTCCGATGCATTGCTCCATCGTTTGTTGGCGGCTTCGACCTTTTTGCTAATCTTGCTTGCGGCCTTAGACCACTCTTTGTCCAATCTACGGTTTCTCAATCTTCCGTCCTTCGATTGGTAAAAGACGCTCCCTGAGCCACTGACAAGGGTTTTCTTAATCCTTGACCATTTTTTAATCGAAACACGTAGCAGTTTGGCTAGGTGATCGTCGTCGTCTGGCAACGTGCAATCTTTCCCGTCCTTCCACATGTGAGCAAGCAACGTGATATATGCGCCCGTCTCCTCCATGTTCATAATTTGCACGTTCGAGTCTGACAACCAGTCCCCCGGATAAAATGGAAAGTACGGTGCATTCATTGGCTACACCCCCACCGGGCTCTGATTGAGCATCTTGTCACCCACGCGAATGGCATCATCCAACTGCCCAACGATGGACAGGTACTGGGGTCTCGACAGTTCCTTCAGGCCGTGCTTCAGACGGTAGTTATCAACCCGGGCCGTCAGGTTGGTGTGATACGCAGTGTTAAAACGGTCTGTGAAGTCACGCCACGCCTTTTGGAACGTCAGGCCCTCTTGATGTGCGTACTTACGGATCATCTTGTTCAGGCGCTGCTGGCCATCGCCGTCGACGTCAATGCGGTCCAGGCTGTCGATCCGGTGGCTTGCCGCCTGTATCTGCGTCTCAAGATGGCTCATACGCTGTTCCTGGACCACAAACTGCTTTGCCATCTCGAGCAGCATCTCGGCCGGAGACTTAGGAACGAGGTTGTAACTTCCCGTCTTGCGAATTGAAGGTATGACCTCGTGTGTGACCCAGCGTTTGAATGCTCGAGCCTCTGATTTCCGACTCCCGAGAATAAGCTCATACAGTCCGGCCTCGTTGACGATTCGTACCATCTGCCGTCTGCCGATGGAGTCGACGACTTCAGTTGAACTGATGTCATCCTGATCAATCCGAGACAGAGCCATCGTTGCGTTACCGAGTTCCAGACATACACATACATCGGAGGCAACAAACCATGGCTCACCATCCAACGAAATCGTCCGGATATCCGTAGACTGAAATCTGAACACCTGTATCTCGTGCACGCTGACACCCCTCTCTGATGCGGTGCCCCGCACCACCACTTAGATGATGCGGGGAACGTAATCTTCCGCTAAGCGATAAGTACAATGTGCTTGGTGTTGATTTGGTCTCGAAGCGCCTCTTCTAGGTATTTCCGCACAGTCTGAATTGCATCGTTCTTCCACGCGCCGCCATCCGCATCGAACAACGCGCACGTAGGACCAGATTTCATTCTGAAAACAAAAGCACTCTCCGGTTGGTCAATTTCAACGAATGTACGGAACGGACGAAGATACACAGGATTTGGAACCTTCACACTGGCTACCGTGGCAATGCCTGTCTTTGCGGTGACTTGCTGACTTACTCCGTCATCCCCGAACATAGCCACGTTTTCATCCTTGATGTTACCGACGACTTGCAACATCTTATCGCGGTCACCATTTGCTACGAACATGGACTGCAGAGCAATGTTGAATTCCTCAGCGTCATGCCATGAGCCGAACCGAAACTGTGGAAGCATAGCCTTTGCTTGAACGAATGTGTCGCGTTCCATATCGCGGTTAAAATGGCTGTACACATTTACCTCGGTGGGGCTTACAACATGAATCAAACGCTGGTCCGAGCCGTCGAACATCGACCCCAGGTAGTCCACAAGACCCGACAAGCTGTGGACCGTGATGGTACTTGCACGTGCTTCCTCGACGAGGTGCAGTTCCTGGGTTGAATACTGTTGGCCATTCGCTTCCTCGAGCCGTGTGTTCCCGAGCTCCACGAGGTACTTCAATGCTTCTTTAATCATCAGTTACTCTCTCCCTACTCTTTTGGATTCAAGATGCGAAACATTGTCTCTGGTCGGCGCGAAGTCCTCAGGCTTGAACAGTGGTGTCTGGTACAACTCGGCACCGACCGCCTTCCCTTCTCGGTCACGGTCCATGAGAATTTTTGTAGCGACGCCAATTGGTGGCACAAGCGCTGTCTTTGTATCAACTGAAACTGTAACCACGTCACGGTTATCGTCGCCCTTGAAGGTCAGTGTCAGGGTCAACTTGCGCGCCTTACTGGCGTCAGTGTTCGGGTCCATCATGTTATCGAGGACCCGTGCTAGTTCAATGTTGAAGCGTTCGGACACCGCTCCGTCAGCCAACGTGGACAATTCGATCGTGGTTCCCACACTTACCGCCCCCCTAAAGGAATCTGAATGACTTCACCCGCGCGTATTGCCGTGCTACCCATCCCGTTCTTGCTCTCTATCTCTCGTACTACCGACCAGCGGTCATCACCGCTGTCGAACCTCTCCGCAAGGCCATAAACCGTGTCTCCCACTTGCACTCGATAGCTCGTCCACACGCTGATATGTAGTCGGTCGTAGTTGTTGTAGAGGCGAATAGTCAACGCGCTCATGCTGGCTATCAGGAAAAGCACTAGACACGCGAGAGTGAGGAGAGAACGCAGCCTCATCCTCAGCGGCTGGCGACGTACACCTGCTTGCCAGTGACCTCTTGCACTCGGCGTTTGAACATCGTTTCGTCGCTGTTGTTGTCGCTCAGATGAAGTAGGTATATCTCCTGCACCTCCCTCAAATCATTGGCTCTCAGAAACTCGATGGCCGTCTCCAGCGACATGTGACTGCGTAGCAACCGTCTCGCTAACATTGCCGGTACCGCACCTGACGCAACATTTGCGTTGAGGATATCTTTGCTGTAGTTGGTCTCAATCATGATGTGCGTTAATCCGGCGAACGTGTATTTGCAGTAAAAACTGTCAGTGAGGAACACCAGCTTCTCGCCGCTCTTGTTCGCCAACAGGTACCCGAGCGGTTCTGAGACATCGTGTTCAACTTCGAACGGCAACACGCGCCAGGTGCCAATGTCGAACGGCTGCTGTGACTTCAAAGGATGAGCACGATGGTGGCCGTCTAACCTCAGCGCATTCCACGTGCCATAGCTGGCATATACGTCGACGCCAGCCTTCATCACGTCTCGCACACTCTTGCAGTGGTCTCCATGCTCATGAGTCAGCAGGCAACCGGCTATCTCCGACATCCGGAACCCCACACCACGCTGGATATCCCGGTATTTGATCCCCGCCTCGAGGAGCAGGCGGGTTGTCCCATCGTCGATGAGATAGGCGTTGCCCGCGCTGCTGCTGGCCAGCGGCTTGATGGTTATCAAAACGGTGCATCCTCAAGGTCACGGTCGAGCTGTTGCTCCTCCGTCACGGCCTGTCGTTTCGCCGTATCTGGCTCAGCATGTGCTTCGGGCGTGTCGTGGAACTGATACTCGACGTCGATGGGCTGTTGGTTCGCGTTCTCATGAATCTCCTGTTCTGCCCTCGACTGCTCAATGTCGCCTTCCATCTGACTCAGCCGCAAGTAGTCGTCGTCAATCTTTTGGCTGTCGATGGTGATATCGCTGAAAGCGGCACGGTATAATGTCTTCCACACCATCTTTTCGTACCAACCATCTACAATCTCATTGTCTGCGGTCTTCTTGCCGTCCTTGTAGACCGGCTTCTCTCCGCCCCAAAACTCCGTGCTGGCGTAAGCAGGCTTCCTCTTCTCGATATCCTTGATGGACATCACTACGAGTTTGTTCTTTTCAGGGTTCTCAGAATAAATGTGATAGTAAAATCCCCCAACAACGTCCCCACGTTCAAAGTCATTGGTTATTTCGAACTCGTAGTTTTCGTACTTGTTCCTTGCGTCTTTCTTGATGGACCGGAACTTGTCCGTGGAATAAACAACCTCTACAATGACGGCGTCGGGTGCTCTAAGACCGTATTTCTCAGCCTTCATCTCAATGCCCCGGTACCCCTCAATGAATGAAATGTCATACTTCCCGGTCGTCCCGTTTTTGAATGGCACCATGTTGATATGATTCTTTTGCGCTGGGTCGAATCCAACACGTGCACAGGCCACCACGTCGCGGGCGAGTTTCTGCATGTTGACGTTCGGCCAGGTTACAGGTACCGCATCTCGATACTTCTCGGACTTCTTCAGACGTTTCTCTTCGGCCATCTTGAGCGCAGAATCCAGACCAATGAAATAGTTCCCTACTAGGCGTTTTTGAAAATTAGTAAGCGCAATCTCGCCAACCCCGGATCCGAATTCGGACATCACCTTCGTAGTGAACGCTTCAGAAGCTGTCAGTTTCTTTTCGGCTAGTTCTGTTAACATCTCAGACCGCCTCCTTCAAGTTGTCCGTCTCGACGCGCAGCTGCTTATCACGTTCGCTTACATATAGAGCGATGACTTGACTGTCCGTAGACGCCAGTTGAGTAACCGCTTCGGCGTTATCAATCACAACAGGCGCCGAGATACCATAGTGCTCAGACAGTGTGTTGATGATGTCCAAGCCGACGTTGATTCGTGCCGCGTTGTTGAGCCCTGATCCATAAGGAACGCCCTGGTACAACGTCTCGCAGGTCTCGGACAAGCCACCGTTTATCTGGGTGTCAAAGAGTTTGAAGCGTGCATACTGGAACTTGCTGTTGATACGCGATTCGAGCAGAGCGACCTTGGCGCGTGTGAATTCCTCAGTGAGGTACAACTCTTCTTGGAGACGCTCGAACTCGGCGGAAAGCGTACGCTCGTGCTTCTTGAGCTCGTCGATGCGCTTGTCGGTGTTGCGGACCTGTTCGAATCTAGCCAGCAAGGTTTCCTTCCGGCGCAGACTGTCGCGCAAGTCCATTAGTTCTGTACGGACGCGCTCGACCTCAGCCAGTGACGATGACCGTAGTGCAACAATCTTGCCTTGGACCGCCGCAATCTCCGCTTGCTTGGCGATGTACTCCGTATCCGTTGAAACGTCCTGAACGACAGCCTGCAGGCAGTCCAATTCATGGTGTGCACTGTCTTCCGTGTCTTGAGCTGCAGACAGCTGATGCATCAAGGACCCCAACTCGTCGGTATGCTTTGCGTTCGTGACCGTGAGCCTTTCGGCTTCCGACTTCGCGGATTTACCGCTTTGTGCAATGTGTTCCAACCGTTTAGACTTGCGATGGTTGTACTCGGCAAGGGCTTTCTCCTGTACCTCTTGCACCTGGTCATGTGGCAGGTCCTGTCCGCATGCCGCGCACTTGTCATCCACGACCGGCTGGAACGGTAGACCGTTCAGTTCGACCCACTCTTTACGCCAACGGTCTGCATCGTCAGTGTAGGACTCAATGTCGGATTTGTTCTGCTCGATGGTTTTCTCAAGACGCTTAATCTGAGCGGTAAGGTTCGCGCTCTCATCGGACAGTTTCATCACGACCTGGCGTTGCTTGGTCACTTCGTCCATCGCGCCGGATTGCTTCTGGTTCTTGAGGCCCATCAATTCACCCTCAAGTTCACTGAGACGCTTCTGCTGCTCCGCAACTTCGCCACCAGTCTGCAGTCGGTTTAGCTCAGAACTCTTGGTGTCGACCTCAAACTTCAACTGCTCGATCTCCGCCTGCAGAGCCGTTTCGTTAAGCCCCTCAGTGTCCGGTTTGCTACGCTCGGCCTCGTCGATGCGCACCGGGATCTTGTCAAGCTCGTCGTTGATCTCCTTGCGTTTGGCGGCAAGCACTTTACGATGGTCCTCGATGGCTCGGCCGTCCAAGATGCCAGGCAAAGCTGAAAGTGCATCGTTAGAGGCAATTACTTCAGCGTCTGTCAGGTCCCCACATACCTCGAGGAGCGTCCGGCGTCGGTCTTGCCACGACAACTGCTCGTTGAAGTACGTTGGACTCGTCAGGAGCTTAAACACCGATTCGTCAATCAGACTGTCGATGCGGTCCTTGTACTCCTTCAGCTTCACGGGCACCCCATCCACAAAGTAATCTGTCGTGTGACCTGTGAACTCTTCGGATGCGGATCCGCGTTTCTTGGTCCACTTCTCGGAAAACACTTTCCGCAGCGTCAGCTTGCGACCATCTACACGCAGTGTGCCTTCGACCTCATGATCCAGCCCGTGGAGCACATTACCGTTCGCGTCTGCCGTTTTGATTCCGAACTCCTTCTTGTTCTGGCTGTCCTTGTCGAACAGAAGATAATTAAATCCGTCGAACAACGTCGTTTTTCCAGTGGCGTTGTCGCCGTAAATATTAGTTACAGACCCGCAGTCGATAGTCATATTCCGGATGCCTTTGAAATTCACCAGGTGAAGTTTGACCAGTGTGATTTTCATGCCTTTACCACCTCTCGTTCGTTGTTTCCGAGCGCCCTCTGAATGTTTCGAAACGCAATATCCGCATACACATCCGCTCGGTGTCTGTCGCCCGAATCAAATGCTTGCTGTGCTAATCCCAACATCCGCTGAGCCGCGTAAAAGAGTCTTTCCGACGTAGGTGTCACTACGGCTTTCCCCTTGGCTGACACCGTGCTATACTGTGGAAGGAATATGTTTCCTGCCGTCGAAACCGCCTGCCGCTCAAAGCTGGGCGGTTTTTGCGTTCCATGGATACTCACAGGTCCAGCACCTCCGATAAGCTACACAGGTGACTCACACGCCGTTTGTTCATGCGCTCTATGTCCTCTGCCGCTTGCTGATAACCCTGAGCAATCCCTTGCGCCCGGTTGCGGTAACACACATCTATCGACCGACCTGCATCTTTCCGGTACCACGCTGCTTGGTCGCGCAACCATCCGACGTGAAACTCTGCGTTGCGCTGTTCGTCAGCCAAGCCATGCATCGCGTCCGTGAGCTTTTTGCGTTCTTCCCGAGCTGCCTTAAGTTTGTCCGGTGTGATCTTCTCGTGCATCGTGATGATGAGGTTCTGCGAAAACATGTCTAGTGGTTTCAATGGCTTCCCTCCTACTTGACAAGCAATCCCTTACGACGCAACTTGTCGTGTTCATCTCGGTACGCTTGTCGGATTGAAAATCCAAACGCCTTGCACAACTCCCCGACAAAAGTGTGACAGCACTGTTCGAGGTCAATGACCTGTTCAATTGCGTGACGCACCTGCTGCCTTTGCTTCTCGTCAAACGATTCAGCTGGCCTTGATGTGGAAAACCCATCAATCGAATGCTCAGCCTCCTGCATCTCTTCGTAGAACCGTTCTCGGATAGCTGACAAGTACCCCACGAAGTTCGGCCCATCTAGCACGGTCGGCCCTACACCGTCTGTCGCTTCCAGCCCGACCGCCGTGTACACCTTCCAGTCATCGAGCGTCCTTGCCACCATCGGCCGAAGGTCTGCTGGCAATGGTCGGTGACCGTTTTCTATCATGCTGAGATATTGTTGCGTGATAGGAAGACCTAGCTCCCCTTGAGTGAGCCCTTGTGCTTTCCGCGTCTCCCGTATGACTTGTGATACGGACACGTCCCAACCACCTTTACTTGTGATATTTAGTTGTCGAGGTACAACCGACATTGGTGTTACGCTTGCTCTGCACCTCCGGGGCCGCTTACATACCCTTCACCCCATCTGGCTTGTCCCACTTGCCAACGCGGCCCCGACCAATCCCCTCAAGGAGTGACCCACGTGACCGCTAAAGCCCAAGCTATTTACGATTTGCTACAGATGGTGCTTGATGATTTGGCCGACGAACTTATCGAGACTCACGGAACGGTGAACATCGATTTGAAAATCTCTACTTCCCCGCCGACTCCAACAGGCATCGAGCAACAGCTCTTACAATTGCGTCGTGTCTAATCTTTCGTTCCGCTTCCGATACCGGCCCCGGCGGAATGATGCAGACCCGCGTCTTGCCGTAGTACTCGACAATCCCTTCCTGCTCAACCGCTGACGATGCCACTGCAACCACCTCCTTCGTTGACCTTATGCGCGGACTGTTTGACCACTTGCTCGTTAGGCTGTGTGATTAGAAGGAAACGATTTGTGTCTGTCATGGTTAAAAAAAATATCCTCTAGTGAAACTCCGTAATAGTCAGCAATTTTTTTTGCGAGTATCAAAGATGGAGTACGTTGTCCACGTTCAAAGTTACCCAGCGCTTGCGGTGTGATACCGAGCGACTTGGCGACCTCCGGACGTTTCTTTGCTCCACGCAATTTGATTAGATATTCGCGACGTATTTCGTTCATGTCATCACCACCTTCATAGACACGTTTCGTTTCTTTGCAATACCTATATTACAGACACGTATTGTTTCTGTCAACACATTTAGAAACTTTTTGTGTCTGGTATAGCATAGAAACTTTTTGTTTCCTACAATGGTTGTGTGAGGTGGTTTAATGTGACATTTGGCGAGAGATTGGCTCAACTTCGGAAGCAGAAAGGGATCAGTCAATATAAGCTCGCAGAACTTCTTGGGATGTCGCGTGGGCAGATTGCAAATTATGAACAAGGAGCCCGCGAACCGGATTTTTACACTTTACAAAAATTTACTGATTTTTTCGAGGTGACTGTCGATTACCTCCTAGGTCGTTTGCAAACTGACTTCCTTAATGTCAAAGACAACGTAATCCCATATGACAACTTAGTACAATTGCCCGTCCTTGGTTCGATCCGGGCCGGACAGCCAATTGAAATGGTTGCCGCACAAGATGGTACCGAGCTTGTCGAATCCGACCTCATACGCGGCCACGACGCTTTCATCCTCCGTGTTCAGGGCGATAGTATGGTCGGCGACAATATATTCGACGGTGATCGCGTTGTCGTGATCTTCACACCTGACTACAGTCCTTCGGACATATGCGTTGTTGCGGTCGATGGCTACGACGCTACAATTAAAAGGGTAAAGTGTCATAATGAGGTGTGCGTGCTTGTACCGAGCAATCCATCAATGGAACCAATGGTGTACCGCGCGGACGAAATACATATTATTGGAGTTGTTGTGGAAGTTAGGCACAGATTCAAGAGGTAATATTGCTTTTTAAATGTGCCTCTGGACTCTATAGATATATCCTCAAGGGGGAATAGAAATGGCAAAGGGAACTAGAAAGAGTCTTTTCAAACGCTGGTGGTTCTGGGTCGGTGCGGTCGTTGTCATTATTATCATCTCATCCATTGCAAATGGCGGTGGGAGCAGTACGAACAATAGCGTGGCGGCGAGTACGTCTGGCACCCCCAACAACACAGCAACAAAAACCACCGCGCCAAAGGCAACAAACACGGCCAAGACGTACAAGGTCGGCCAGACGGCAACTGTGGATAAGTTCGTTGTTAAAGTAAATTCAGTAAAGTATCAAAGCAAAATTGATGACGGTGGAACTGGCACCGTTACTCAAAGTGGCGGAACATGGCTCATTGTCAATGTAACCATAAAAAACAACGACACAACGTCTCGCACACTGGACTCGTCATTGTTCACCGTCCTCAAAGGGAATGTCAAATACTCCGCGTCAGATACCGTTGACATGTTCATCAACAATAACAATGACTTCTTTCTGACTCAGGTGAATCCTGGACTGAGTGCTACAGGAAACATCGCCTTCAACGTGCCATCACAGGTGGCTTATCAATTAGAAGTAGACAGCGGCGCTTTCGCGACATCAAAGGTGATTTTTGAACTTCAGTAGACAGGTAAAATATTAGAGCCCTTCGGGGCTCTTTTTATATCTCCGGTCATTATGTGAGCGCTATAATATACCCATCATACCGACAAGGAGGAACATCACATATGGCACTCCACTCGGACTTTCCGACGGATCTCAACGATGTCTATCTATATGTCCGCAAGTCCCGAGAGGATCGTGACGCGGAGGAACGCGCACGCCGCGAAGGACGATCCGATGAAATCGAGACTTTAGCCAGGCATCGGCGCACGCTCCTGAATCTTGCCCACAAATACCAGCACAATGTTACTCAAGTCCTCGAAGAAGTGGTGTCCGGTGAGTACATATCCGAACGCCCCGCAATGCAGAGGCTCCTAGAGGACGTAGACGAGGGTCACGTAACTGGTGTATGGGTGATGGACCTTGACAGGCTTGGACGCGGTGACATGGCCGACCAGGGTGCTATTCTAAGGGCTTTCAAAGATAGTTCGACACTCATCCTGACGCCGGACAAAGTGTATGACCTCACCGACGAGATGGACGAAGAGTGGACAGAGTTCAAAACGTTCTTCGCGCGTAGAGAATTGAAAATGATCACGAAACGCATGCAACGCGGCCGGATCGCGTCAGTTATGGAAGGTAAGTATATCGGCACGACACCGCCGTTTGGATACGACGTCAACCGGGACCTTGTTCTCGCGCCAAACGAGCACGCCGATACCATTCGGTTGATTTTTGACTTGTACGTTAATAAACACCTGGGCGGCAAGCGCGTAGCGGAATACCTGAACCAAATCGGTATCAAGTCACCTAAAGGTAAGGTGTGGAACGGCGACATGGTGATGCCACTATTGCGCAACGAGGTCTATGCAGGATACATTGTTTGGCGTAAAGCGAAGCGGGATAAGCGCAAGGGTGTCACACATAAACGGCCAGAGTCAGAACACATCCGCGCCAAAGGACAGCATGATCCGCTTGTCGATGCAGAGACTTGGCAACGCAGTGTCGAGATTCGCGCGCGCAGATCGAATGCGCCGGTGCCGAAGAAAAATCAAGTCTCCAATCCGTTAGCGGGGATAATCGTATGCGGCAAATGCGGCAAGAAGATGATGCGCCGCCCATACGGGAAGCAGCCGCCCCACATCATGTGTCATTATCCCAGCTGCAACAACAAGAGCACGCGGCTATCCATCGTGGAAGGCAAGGTTTTAGAGGCGCTTTCTATTTGGCTCAGAGAATACGAGGTCTCCGTCGAAGAAGTTGCCGCCGCGATGAATTCAAAGCGTGAGACATCGCTGGATCATGCGCGGGTACTCCGGCAGATTGACACCGAAATTCAACAGGTCGTTCGTCAGCAAGACGAGTTGCACGATTTATTGGAACGGCGAATTTACGATGACGCGACGTACCTCGACCGCAACCAAAAATTACATGCCAAACTCCGCGAACTTCGAGAGCAACGGGGGCAGATAGAAGAGGACCGCACACAGTCCGAACGCACAGCGCAGGCGCGATTAGACGTGATCCCGCACGTGCGGCATGTTTTGGAAGTTTATCGCACGCTAGATAGTGCAGAGACAAAAAATAACCTCCTCAAGACCGTGCTTGAGAAGGCTGTGTACACGAAAGAACCATGGCAACAGGTGGATGACTTCAGTTTGACGCTGTATCCGTTGGTGTGACCGCACGTATAACATGATGATGGAAACGAAATTCGCTCATGCTGTTATCCGTTTTTCACCACTCGAACCGTTGCCGCTCCTTGCGTCTGCGGACCATATCCTGTGCAACTGCCTGACTCTGCTCCTCGAATTGCTCCCGGACATATTCCGTAATGATGGTGACTGCAAGCTTCTCAGCCATCTCCCGGCGCGTGGAATGGTCGACCTCTTCGTCATCCTCCAGGTACACGACATCTTCGACGAGTTGCTCCAGCTTGCGAAATGTGATTCGCGGCACGCTGATAATTGGGTCCAGTAGTCCCATGTCATTGCACCCTGTTGAGCCGGTAGGGGCTGCGCGGCTGGAATCCAGGTGCCACGATCATCGTTACCCGCGGGTAGTCATGCGCGTACCGTAAGAGTGCTGCAGCTGCGTGAGCAACCGGACGGCCGAATGCAAAGCCCAGTGCGTCGATGCTGGCCCAATCGTCCTGGCTGAACCGCATCGTCAGCCGTTCCGTCGGGTGACCGACAGGGTTAATCAGTCTGTCGAGGTCCTTGTGGTCTCGGTGACCAACCCACGCGTGTGTGCCATGCCCGTAATCGCGCCACATGTATTCCGCCAGCCGGTTGAGTGTGGGGAAGTCATTGAGTGCCGCCAAAACGAGCTGAGCCCCTGATTCACCTTCAGACTGGTGCAGGAACCGCCCCACTTCATGAACATGTGCCCGGATAAACTGAGGTACGTACGGTTGGACCTTTTTCTTCTTGTCTTCCCTGCTCATTGTACACCGCTCCCTTTTCTCCCGATTAAGTCCGCCTCTTAGGGGCATAGGGGCACATTGTGCAGCAGGAGGGAGGTGCCCCTATGCCTCTGTGCCCCTGAGAGGCACCGGACAATAGAGGTATATGGTGTCGGTGCTTGTAAATATTCCAAAACGCATAAACTTATTTATGATTTACACAGGAACATGCGCACGTTATGCCGAAGTATCTATGTAAAGAGGAATTCCGAAAAGAAAGGGGAAATGTAATGGAAACAGCGGAAATTCGGAGGTTAGATATGCCGTACACAGCACATACACCATTCCAAGCGTGGATGCTTGAACGCGGAATAAGACAGAGTTGGCTTGCGGAAACGACAGATTTCAAACAGCCGTTGATCAGCAAATGGGCGACCGGCAAAACGTTGCCCGACGTAAATCAAGCACGGATTGTTTTGAGGGCATTGCAGTATGTTTCATCTGATGTGACATTGGAGGACTTGTGGCCGCTAGAAACAGAAAATGAGGGGTGACATGTAATGGGGTGGTTCCGAAAGAAACTCCAACAGTCCAAAACTTGTGCAATGTGTGAGCATTATTCGGTGTACCGAGACGAGGATAAGATAAACCCGGTCGATAAGGCTGTTACGCGCGGTGATATTTTGTGTGTCGCTTGTAGTCTGTGGAACATGGAACTGACCGATCTTGAATCGTGTGATCGATTTGAGCGACCTTGGGAGTCCACTAGAATGATTAAATATCGTGGGTCTGCCGCACTGTCCATTTACATGGAAAAGAACGGCCTATTTGATAAGCCTCCTGTGAGGGTGCCGAAATGAATACCACGGTGGAAATATTATGGGGTGACGAAAGTGAGGATTAAAAACAGTGAGCCGTTTCGAACCAGAAATATTTAAATGCAAAGCCATCTTGCTGGCAGATGACAAGACGATATTGCACGGGTTCTACAGTCACCACTCTTCCAATAACCAAACGTCTCACAGTCTGTTCATTGATGAGTTTGACCAAGAAATGGACGATATTTATCCGAACTGTTACGACATAAATCCATACACATTATGTCGGAATACGGGTATAAGAGTTCGTGATGAGTATCTCTATGAGTTTGACTTAGTGTTGTATAAAAATGGATTCTCAAACTCGGAATTGGGGTATGTTGCTTTCGATGATTTTCAAAAGTCGTATATGTTACGAACGTCACTTAATTACAGTTCATACAAGGAACTTCGATTATATGACTTGGAGGTAGTGGGGAATATCACATTGAACTCTGATGACGGCAAAAGGATGCAAGATTACAGCGACAAGCGAGATGACGATTATTCTCCTAGCCCAAAGGTGGAATGCCGAAGCACGCAAAAATTGAACAAAATAGCCAAACAATTCTTGCCCGAAAATTGAACACATTATAACTGCCTCACATGCATAGTGGGCGGTTGCCTGAGAAGGAGGCTGATGTGGAGTGACTATAGTCCAAATGCCGCAGAATCCGTGTCCATATTGCCGTAAGAATGAAGCCACACAGCTATGTGACTTCGTTGTCGATTACATCTGGACGACACATCCGAAACACTTTGGCCAGATGACCCTCACCTGTGACAACAAACTTTGCGAGGATTGTGCGACAAATGTCGCGGGACATGAATTCTGCCCGACGTGTGTGAAGTTGTATGAATACGTTCAGGCAAACCATCAGCATCCGTGAAGGGAGATGATGCGAAGTGAAGTCGCGCAAGTGGCAACGACGGAGACATAAGTCTGAATGGATACGTCAGCAAATGATGATTCAATATCCATGGATGGCGGATATGGAGCGGTGCAATGCAGAGTTGGAAAAGCTCGCAGTTGCCTGGTCGAATGCGTGGGCTCCTCTGGTTAAGGCGTTCGGCGATGCGGCCAAAAAGGTGCGTGACGACTACGCAGAGGTTTTGCAGATGGCCAATAAAACAGGATGACCGCTTCCGCTCGACCGCCTGAGATGGGCGGTTTTTTGTTGCAAAAATAATCTCGAAAACACCCTTTACATGCGGTGACGCACATGTTATATTTAATACAAGAGATGCGGTGACGCACAAAGGAGGAAACGAAGATGAAGGAACTCGTCAAAGAAATTCCGTTTGGTAGCAAGGGCGCGATTGCACAGATCAAAGTAAGAGGTTGGATGGAGGGTGTATCGCTGGACGGAGATGTTGTCCGCCAGAAGCTGAGCACCAGCTCAAATGTCACGGTCATCTCAGCAGTAGGCAAGACGCTCGGTGAGAACAGCCACGCGCAGACGGTTGTCTGGACGGCACAAGACCACTCAGTACACGATGCAGCACATCTTGACCCATCGAAGGAGTACAGCAGAGTCGACCGTACACTGGTAGAGGGCGCTGAATCGGCCAAGGCTGTCAATGAGACCATCGAAGCTCTGCGGCAGGAATTGTCAGCAGAATTTGGTCAAGAGACCGACGAGCAAAAAGCCGAGAAACAAGCTGTGGAAAACGAAATCAAAGAGGCTACCGCGATTGTGGCTCAAGCTGAAAAACAGGGTGTGGATACGCTCATAACAACAGCAGAGGTAAAGGCGTGGCGCAAGCGCTACAATGACTTGCACAACGAGGGCGGCGAAGGCTATATACCCTCAAAGGTTAGCCGGGAACAGTATGAGTGGGCACTCAGTGTGTTAGGTCAGCCGCAGGTCCGCTAAGGGGCCGGGCGAAAAGGAATAGCGAAGCAATGAGTATGTTGGACGGTATCATCGGAGTGGAGGAGGCGGCTGAGCGGTGGGGATTGACGCCGGGCTACATCAAGAATCTGTGCGCTGAAGGGGTTGTCGTCGCTAAGAAGATCGGCAAGACGTGGGTCATTGATGGCACCCAGCAGAATCCAAGGAGGGACCGACTGATGATCAAGTACACAGTCACCACAGAGCCACCGGTAGGATATCCGGTACGCCAACAAGAGGTCGCAACGGAAGCACAAGCTATCGATATTGCAGAGACGTGGGCGCAGGAGTTTGTAGACACTGAAAACGGCGTGTATATCGAATTTGTCCGCCACTCAGATGGCCAGCATGGGTACATCAACCGCGATGGAGCGGCAGTCGGCGGTCGGAGTTGGACTGATTAATGCTACAGGATCGTATCTGCAAGGAGTGTGGACGCTCATTCCAGGGAGGCCCACGTGCCTACTATTGCCCCGCGTGTCGCGCTGAACGTACAAAGCGTACAAATGCCGAGTACCGTAGGCGCAAACGAGTTGGGGATGTGAGGCTCATCGGGAGCACGGATATCTGCGAGCGTTGTGAAAAAACTATGTCGTCGAAAGTGGGTTGCAGAGGTTTTGTCCCGCTTGCCGGCCCGACCACAATGCGGAGCATGACCGCGAGACTAGCCTGGAGTTTTACCACGCAAACAAAAGGGATATCAATCCCGCACGAAACGAGCGTAGACGAATCGGTCTTAAGGCGTGCAAGTGGTGTGGAGGGTTGTTTGACGCGGATCGCACAGCGGCCAAATATTGCTGCGGCGACTGCCATCGAAACTATGTCAACGCGGAGTGGCGACGGCGATACCACGAGAGGCGGACGGAAACTGATGCCCCCGACCGTTAGGCCGAGGGCTTTGTTGTGCAGCTCAGTTTCGTCACGGAATGGTCATCGCTGCAAGGCTAGTGTGTCCGCTACACAGATTCGGTAGTCACGGCAGGTTGCGACCATGCTTGCACAGCGGCGTCATGTTGCTGGACAGCCGGCACAATCGTCTGCGTGATGTTGTCAAACGTCTTCTGCGCATCCTGCAAAGCTTGTACAATCTCGGCGTTCGTCTTCGTGATGCCAACCTTCTGCAACTCACTCTTAACAAACTCGACGATATCTGTCTTCTGCGTCGGGCTCAGGTTGTCCACTTTGACATCGAGCGCTGAGTTAAAGACGCCGACCGCATTCGCGGCTGCCAACGCTAGATGAGTGTCCATAAGATGGGACTCGATGTGATGAGCCTGCAACTCGCCTTTCGCGGCCAGTCCAGCAAACATGGGCATCTTAGCCAAGTTCACAAAGATGGATGCTAACCCTTTCGCGCCCTGGAGCGCTATTGCCGGGACATCATGCGCCACAGCATTCTCGACAGCCTGTGCTTCCTTCGGAAAGCGTTTCTTGAGATATGCGACAACTGCACTCACTATCCCGACAGCACCAAGAACTTGCGTTCCAACAACCGTCCAATCTGTACCTGTCCACATAGCTATCACTCCTTATATTTTACTGCCATACCGCTGCTCTCATGACAGTCTGGCCGTCCGACGTGATGGCGTAGGTGTAGTCCCCGGCTGCCGGCCATGATACCGTCCATTTTGCAAATCCACTCTCGTCGAACGTGCCCTGTAAGCCCAGCGGGCGGGGCAACGCAGGACTCGATACACTCACGTCAAAATGAGCCCCCGGCATGCCGGTGAGCGTGAGCTGGTTGTTCGTGCCCACCTTGACCAGTGGATAGGCAAATGTCGCTGATATCTTAATCAACGGATCTGGCGTCGGAACAGATCGTCTAGGCTGTGGGATGTCGAGTGTTCCGAGCTCATAGAGATACTTTTGCAGGTATGCTTCGGTAAACCACGCAAAGCCTTTGTCCCCGTAACCTTCGCCCCATGAATTCTGGTACTTATAAAGATACCCATGCGCCGGATCGGTCTTGTAAGTAGGAATAAACAGCGCGTGACCTTCACCAAGTACTTGTGTCGTGACATCGGCAATGTGCATGCCGTCATAAAGCGTCGGATTAAACAATGTCCGATCCACTTCGACCGCAACACCCACTGGAACACCACTGTCTAACGATGCACGGATGTTGGCCGTGGTTGGCTGTAAGTCTTGCTGTTCGCTCGCATTGAATGTCGGATCCCCGGACGGGACAGTGAACAACGTTGATTTGTTATACGCTTCCACCGATGCAGGCCACACGCCGTTGTTGATCGCGGCATAATGGGCATCATGAATCGTTGCACCATTGTCGCTGTTGAGATCTCCGAACACCTTGCGGCCAAAGTAATAGAGGATCTGCACGTTCGGGTCGGTTACGGGCACATATCCATATCTATTCTGCTTCCACAGGAGGTGATCGCGTGTCTCGCATGCCGTGCAGCTGCCCTCCTGTAACTGATTAAAGACAGCGCCACACCACTGGGATAGGTCAGCGCCTTGATTGTGTACGGGCGAGAGCGCGACAGCGGCCATAGTACGCTTGCGTTGAGTGTCCGCGTGGTTGGCAGGAATTCGCATGGTTCGATAATTACTTGGTCTCAAAGTGCCACTCTTCTTTCATTAGAGATTTTTTGAAGCCAGGCAATCCTTCGAGTGCCGTCCACAAGATATACGTTTGCCCGTTGACCACGACAGCCGGGTACTCTTTGCCATTGACGACAACCTGCGTCTGTACCACATCCTCACCTCCCGCGAGTGCTCGTAAGTCTGCAAGCGAGCCGTTGAACACGTCCATATCGACATCGCCGCTAATGCCGTCTACCGAGCCAGTCTGCGACGTCTGCCAGAATACATAGGCGCGCGGCCAGCCACCGAGATCGGGTGTCGCGGAATAGTCAGCCAACCACAGGTCAAACGTGTCGGCCAACGCAATTAACCCATGCTCACGGATAAACGACGGGCTCGCATAGAGCAGTGGTCTGCGTGTGTCGTGGCGCTTAACAGTTGCAGCCCATGTTCGGCACCAGGCAACCAAGTCAGCGTTTGACAGTCCCCCGGCATCCTCCATGTCGAGCGCTGGCGGTAGTTCAAAACCACCGTTAGCCACCACGACGGACACATAGGCATTCGCTTCGTCCACCGCCGTCGAAGTAGCAGGTCGCGCGAAGTTGTACGCACCGCGTAGGAGACCAGCAGAGCGTGCGCCGGCATAGTTGTGGGCAAACGACGGATCGTGATAGGTCGCTCCCTCCGTCGATTTACAGAAGGCAAACGAAAGGCCAGCCTTGGTGACGGCTGGCCAGTCGATGACTCCATTGTTGTTGGAGACGTCGATGCCGGATAAGGTCATGTCACTCACGCTCCGGCCAGTCCCACTGACCACCTTGAGTACCCTGCTTTACGTTCAGGTTGAAAAACTGGCCAGTAGGATTCAATACGCATAGATGAACGGTTGTGGCGTCAACAACACCTGTCACGACGGCGGCTCTGGCCTCACTCTTGCATTCTCCGTTTGGAGTCCCGTAACTAAAATAATGGACGATTCTTCCTACTGATGGTTTCATTGTGCTTCCTCCTTTTAGTTTCAACGCAATTCCGTTTGGACAGCCGCAATATCCGTCTTTGGTGAAGGTGTTGCGACCTGTGTTTTGGCATCCACGGCAAACGAGATAGTCCGTCAATCACATCACCTCTCCGTACTCCATAACGTCGGGCAAGTCGACTGTTTGCCCTGACAATGCGTGTGAACAATCGTTCAAAAACTGAATGCGTCCGTCAGTGATGAAAACATGACACTGGAAACATACAAACCCGCTTGGATCGTCCACATGTGCGGCATTGTAAGTACACCAACAATCACCTGTGTGACCCGGAATGTAGTGGCCGCCTCGCGTGAGTATTGAAGGTGTGAAAGTAGGTTTATCAAGGCTTCCATTGAATCCCCACTTGGTTGTCACAACGTGGTTCTCGTCACACCCGGGGCAGTAAAATCTCCAGCCATACAGCGTACCGTCCGCGTTCACCCGCTTGAGCACTTTGGCGGCCATCAGGATTTCGCCTCTTGTGTTAGTTGCTCCATCACCTTGCGTACACGAATAGCGTCAGCTAAAAAATCCACAAGCGTGCAATAGTGGATGCCTCCGCTAATATAATCGGTAGGTTCGGCAGTCACTGTTGCAGGGTCTTTCGGGGTCCCCGTGTGGCATTCTTGGCACAAGAACCAAAGCAGTCTGATGTCGTTTGGATTCGTTATTGGAGCGTCACCCATCTGCTTCGCATAACCATACGGGTCTAAAAAATTGGCAACAGCTAACGCCTTGTCGTGGTCGGCATCATTCCATTCGGCCCATTCTGATATGTGATGACACTGTAATTCTGTTTTCGGCGCACGTTTAGCGATTGCACACCGCCAACAAAAATAATGACCGTCATCGATGACGGTCTGGCGGTTGCGCTGATAATCCGGCATGTCGTGGCCACGTGTTTCGTGACCTGGCACCCATTCAGGAACTGCGACGTGGAGTGTTAGTTCGTGTGCTGGAACGATCATACCAATCACCTCATTTATGAAATAGCGCAATGCCCGCAATCACGATACTGCAACCGCCAAACAGCCATCCTCCCCATTCGCGGAAAGACTTGTTTGCCGATATCCGACCAATTTTGCGTTGTTCGATATTGTTTAGGCGCATGTCCATGCCCTCAAACTTTTCCCACAATCCGTTGTACCGTTTGATCGTGATGCGTGTCTCCGACAAGTCTGCCTTAAGCCCTTGGATCATCTCAAAAATGTCCTTATCGCTATACCACTCTCCCACCGGATCACCCCTCATTCGTGTAGTTGATAGCTTCGCAACTCCAGCCAACAATCCGCGGGAGACGGAGGCGGCCACTCCGGGATGTCATGGACCCCGGCGCGGGATACGATGGACTCTACCAGCGTCGAGCAGTACGGCCACAGCTTGTCCACCCACTCAATAAACCAGCGCGGCATGTGTAGACGACCACCCGACAGGTCCCTTAGCCCCTGGTCGGTGATGCCGACCCAGCCGTAAAGTCGACCAACACGACCACGACCCCATTGGAGCGCTCGAGCAAGCTTTACGGCGTCGGGATACGGCGGCCGGCAGACGACATAAGGGCGCCCATCGGTAATCGGGTTGACGGCGGTGTCCCAGAAGTCAGCCTCGAGCTTCTCGGTAGAGTTGAGCGCAATCGCACAGTGATACGGCCACGGTCCATCAGAGTGTTTCTCCAAGTCCTCTCCGAGCTGTATAAGGCGTTCGAGGCCCAAAGCATCGAAGTAGAACAGTAAATCTCCGGGCCTGCAAGTGACGCCGGACATAATCTCACCTCCTATGGACATGAAAAAAGCGCCATCATCGGCGCTTGTGTCGCTTGCTATGCGGTTTTAGGTACTTTCACCATGTCGCGGATTGCACCTCTGCTACTGTTGACGCTGAAATGATCGCGTTAAGATACCCAACTTTCTTTCCTTTGTTCACCATGAAGAATGTCTGACCGTCTGAAATAAGCTGTTGCATCTGTGCATAACTGAGCGGAATATGTGTTCCGTCAATCAGTTTTGCAGGTAAACCTGTCGTCGGGTAGCTTGCTTGTGGAACAGGTCGTACCCATCCTAATTCTTGCAACGATTCAGGGCTTGCATCGTATGTGCGTGCTGTACCATCTGCCGAGGATGCAAAGCCTGCGGCCATTGCGCTGGCGTAGGCTGAGTTGATCGCCGCTGTCTGTACGGTCTTGGCATTTGCAAGTGCAATAGCATTCGCGTTGTATGATGGATTCGCGACGAAGTTGCCACCCTGATATAGCCACGCTTGCGGTGTGTCAAAGACTGTCTGTGTCGCAGAGTCCATCTTGTTACCTGAGTCATCGTACGGACCGAGAAACGAGAACCCACTAAGCGCGAGAGAGTTGTCCGGTAGGTGTGTGCTTGACCCTGTGCCGATTGCACCCGTTGTGTCATTTGTGATTAGCCAATAGTACATTATGCGACCCCCCAACGGACAGTGGATGAATTCGCGGAAATTGGTGACGTCGCGGATGTTGTGACAAATTGTAGGTAACCGTTGTTTATTTGGAAGTATCCGTCCGTTTGGTACGAGCCGTCATAGACATGAGTTGGGGCGAAATTTGACAATCCAGATGCTGTTCCAGTCGTACTACTGATTCCATTTGCCCAATACGGCAGAATTAAATCTTGGTTTACATACGAGTAAACACCTGCCGCGCCAGCTGGTGTCATGATTCCGTTTGATGTGTAGTATCCCATCGTCGAATAATGACCGGTTGTATCAATGGTTTGATACATCTTCGCCCCACTTGGCACAGCCGCTAAATTGATCACCGTGCCGACCGCGACGTTCAAACTCCCGCTTGCAGGTGTCCATGTACCGGATGCTGATCCAAGTTGACCGGAAGCATTCGACACGCCACTCGCAAACGTCACCGCATCTGCTACCGTCTGTGCACCTGCTCCAGCGTCTGTGCGGAGGTAGTCGGTAGATGGAAGGCCTCCGAGCGTCAATGCGTCGATAGCCCCCGACAACGACGTGCCTGTTGTGTTCGTGGCCGGTGCTGGTGTTACAAGACTCGTGTCCGCCACGTCATCCACATACGTTGTCGGCATCGAGCCTACTCCATTTGCAAATTGTTCACTTCCTGGCACCTCGTACCATGTGGCGCCCCCCGCATGGTTGCGCACAATGCCCCACCCAACGACTCCGGTAGGCACAGTCTCACCAGCAATACTCACAGTACCTTGTTGGCTCGCCAATGTCTGCGCGGTGCTATATGGGCTCGGTGTTGTGCGGCCTGTGATGCTGAATGTGCCGGTGCCATCCTCTATCCCACTAATCCAGTACGTACCCCACTGATACGATCCGGTCATGGATCCAGTTGAGAGTGTAATCGATGGGGCTGTAGTCGGTGCTCCAATCGGCGCGAGCAAGAACATGGCACCTGCGTCCCGCTGCCCTGTGAGGACATTAACGAGTTGCGCGATGTGTTCAGCATAGATGACGTTCAATGCTTGTCCTGGTGTGTCAGTCGGCCTTACAAATCCCACTCAATATCACCTCAATTCCCGAGTAACTGTAACTTCCAGAGGATGGTCAGCGTCTGTCCGGACTGCACCGGTACATACGGCTGATTCGCTGACGTTTGCAACAATACGTGTGCCCAGCACAATCCGTTTTGGTCAAGCAACACAGCCTCACTGTAGTTACCCGGTGGAGTCGTTGATCCCCAGTAAGCGAGATACTGTGCATAAAAAGATTGATATACACTCCAATTCGTGATGGGGATTTCGGTTCCAGGTGCAGCGGTAAATAGGCCGGGATCCGTTGCAGATGGTGTGCCAGTACCTGTACCGAGTTGCATCTGTGTCGGATACGCCGGAGACGCACCTATTGCAAATTGTGCGAGAGCTGACAGGGCATTGTTGTTCGTCTTGTTGTATGTACGACCGAACCCGCGTTTGACGAATCTGCCGTGCTTATCTCGCAGTATCCATTGCACCGGGCCCCGCGTGCGGATAACGTCATCTAGGACAGTTTGCATATGAGCCCCTCCAATCAAAAAGGCCACCCCGGAGGACGGCCTTAGTTTTTGATGCGTGGTTACTGAACGAAGTACCGATTGTAGGCTTGCTGTCTGGATGCGCCGCTTAATTTCGCGTACACTTGCGTCGTTTCCGGTTTGGAGTGGCCAAGCAAACTCTGCACTGCCGCTATTGGCGCACCCTGATTTAGCAATGTCGTGGCTAACGAATGTCTGAACTTGTGTGGGGAAACCTTCTCCGCGAGCCCACATCGTTCTGCGATCTGTTTGAAAATGCATTGGATACGGTGAATGCCAATACGATGCGGCTTGTTTACCGTCACAAACAGCGCCATATCTGCATCTTTCCGTACGTTGAGGTATCTACGCATCCAAACCGCTGCCTTAGCACCGAAGTACACCTCTCGTTCCTTCGAGCCTTTACCCATCACGACGACCGCCTTACGATTCCAATCGATTGCGTTGCGATTCAATGATTGCACCTCAGATAGCCGACAACCTGTCGCGAAGAAAAATTCAAGCAATGCGTGTTCGAGTGGTGACTGACATGCTTCGCGCAATTCCTCAATCTCGTCAACCGTCAGTGCTTTTGGCACACGCTCACCCTGTTTAGGTTCCTTTAACTTGAGCGATGGATTACGCACCAAATACTCTTCCTCAACAAGCCACCGGAAGAGATTTCGAACGCTCTTAACTTTGTGCGCCATGCTGGATGGCTTTAGGTGCCCGTGATGCGATAAGTGTTCGCGCAGGTGTTGGAGCGTGACAACGTCGATTTCCATGTCATCGAGATCACGAGCAAGAAGGTTGAGTTGAATCCGGTAAGCCTTGACAGTGCATGGCGAGTAACGTTCTTGCTCCAACTGTAACAGATAAGACGAAGAAGCTTCGGACAGACGCATGGTATGACCTCCTAGGGTAGGTGTTTTCCTAGGGTATCGCCTTGCGGCGAGCAGGCCGCGCCCCTAGACGCGTTTCGGTTGGTTCATGAGGCCAACCTAGCCTGCATATTCAAAATACCCCTTTGTCACCCATGCGTCAAACCGTCGCAGTCCCGTGAGTTAGCGACTTTTGGATGCCGCATTTGCACCCGAAAGTGGCTAAAACGTTGTGCCGTGAACTGACAAATTTGTTGGTGCTGGAGTTGGTGCGGTCATGGCATGGAGGTCTGCTTGGGCGAGTAACTTGACTTCGTCAAGCGTCATTTGCTCGTATGCCGATGCACCACCTTCCCAGTTTGGTGTACCATCGGGATCCATCGGACATGGTGCCCAATCGTAGCTTTTAACATATGTTGAATCGGGTTGACCTCCTGCGTCAGTTTTTGTTGTATCAAGCCACACAGAGTAATGGATGCCCTGCGCGTCTGTAGTTGCGGATAAGAATTGCATGGTCATGTGTTTTCCGCCCCCTTTAGTTGATGAGCTGGTATCCTACGGAATATGTGTAAGATGAAGAATCTCCAGCTCCCACGCCTATGTTCCATGTCCTAGGCAGGACAATAGAATTTGTCTGTTTGATATATGTGGATGTCCCGCTTGCACCCGGATAAAACACGAACGCATATTCACCCTGCGCTGTAATTGCCGCCGCGGCGGTATTCAGGTCATAGTTAAGTCCACTAATCGGGTCTACACCGTGAAGGACAATCGTTAAACCCCCTGTCCCGCTTGCGGCGGTTATATTCAGAGTAAAGATAACCCCTTTACCGTTGTAGTTTATTTGATTCGCGCTTAAAGTCGTTGCAGTTCTCGCCGCACTCGCTAGGAGTGTGCCTTGGGTGTTGGCTTGCTGTATGTCAAAAGTTGTACCGTTATAGAGATATGGAACAGTAGGGATTGTGTATTTTCCTGTTGACCCAAAACCCGCCATATTGTCAGCAGAATGCAATCTATCCCATCCTGCCGTACCGTAGATAAATGCCCATGACGCTGTCAGAAATGTTTCGTGTGTTACGCCTAATCCATCACTACTACCAAACTGACTAATTTCCGCGTTATTACCGCCATCTGCAATACCTACAACACTACTGCCAGATAGCGACACTTGCGGGTTTCCGTTTGCGTCAACAGGCCATGGCACCCACAAGCCACTTGCACCCAGATTCGGATTCCACACAAAGTTGCCGAATGGCGTCACAAGGTTACCTGCACTATCCTTGCTCCCGAAAACAGGATACGTCCCTGCTCCAACGGTAGCACCAATACCGTACACATTACCGGCTGACGGTATGTTTGGCATATTAGTCACCCTCCAATATCACTGGGAACAGCGTGAGAGAAGCCAACGTTGGCCACCCATACTCTGCTTGCCCGTATTTTGCGTGCCCATAAAGAAACGGCCTCCCACTCGAGACCGTGACTGTCACAAGATTGGAATCGCTCACCGACGTGCTGTCTGTTGGAGCCGCCACTTTTTGAACCTGCGTATTCTCACTAGCGGGTTGGGGGCTGGCTTTTTGATCGAACTGCTGAAGTTGCTGATAATAGACACCTGAGCGATCCGTCGCCACATGGCATACCTCCTCAGAAGATGAATGGGCGGTCGCTGATTGTGAGTGTGTAGGTGATCAATGGATCCCCACCTTGCTGATGGTTAACAATTGTCTTCGTGCACTGCGCAACATACATCGTCTGATCGACCCCACCCATGCGGAGGTCACTCTTAAGACGGAATGACTGCCCAGCACGCCATCCTTGCAGATAGCTTGTGTACGTCCCGGTGAGATTGGGAGTGCCGTACTTAGCGAGTAGGTAACCCGTGCGAGCCTGTGCAAGACTTGTGTCGTCGCCACTCATCCGCGGGTCAGACACGGCGTACTCGTATATGCCATCCGTGCCTTCAAGGGCTGCCTGCTGTTGGATAAGTGTCGGATCGTCTTGCACGTAGATGGGTTGGTACTTGTAATACATGGACCCGCTTATGACTGTACCGTTGGTGGGTGTTGTGTCGAACCTCACTGTGCGATTCGTGATGCTGACATACGCGTAGTCGTTGCCTGCCGCGCCTGGTTGACCGGGCAATCCAGCCGCCACATCTGCTTTTGGTGTGTACTTGTCGCCAGCCACGTAAATTGTGATGTATTTGCTACTCGTTCCCGCCGGCATTTGTGGCAACGGGAATGTGTTGTTCTGGCCATCGGCCACTATGTAAATTGGAACTTCTACGTCGCTCATCACGTAAAACTCTTTGGCGATGATACGGTTTTTGACCTGTGTGCCGTTCTCTTCCAAAACAAGGTCCCCGTAGTTTTCCAAGTCAGTATCTACGTTCAGTGTGTTGCTCGGAAGCGGAGAAGGGATTGATTCGGCCAGGTAAAAATGAATGTCTTTTTCGTAGTCTATATAGGAACTCCAAGCCAGTAGATTTGCTAAATCCTTAATTGAACTGCTTGGCGCTTTGTAATCAAGATTCTGCGGCGCTACCTCCGGGGCGCTCTGTACATGGTTCGTAGTGAATCCCGGACAATACGCATTGACGATAGATTTCACGATTGCATCTGCATTTTGCTGCGGGTAAAATTCCGCGACCAGATGTCGATCAAACCATTGTTTGTAATTCGCGGCGGTTGCTTCATACTGGAACGTCTGCGGATCAATCTGATACTCTGGGTTGGTCGCCCACAATCCCGCAAATTCCAGACTGGCACCATTTAGAACTTTAACTGTTGTGTTTACACGCGGGCGCTGAGCGGAAGGTATGGTCACATTGACGGTCATTTGCCACTGGTCGTTCAACACGTCCTCTTGAATCTGGAGAGATTCCAGATCACAATACTTGGTGATGTCAACGCCATTGGATAGGATCTGTATCGCCATTGACACCACCATCCTTAACTGAGTTGTGTTCGCATGCTGAGCTTCTTTTGGATCGTACTTGCGACTTTATTCGCTAGTTCCTCTTCGTTCCGCGTGACGTTGCCAGTGACGTTGAGTTGGTGGATAACGATACCTCCACCGCCAGCGCTGGCAGGAACTGCGGACGCGGGCCATGATTGCGTGAGCGAGTGCGTAGCGGAGGCATTAACCGACAGTTCGCCAAGCATATTCTGAGCTGGTGCCATCACCTGATTGAGTGCGGCCTGTACTTTTGGAATCCCTTGTTGAATGCCCTGCACGAACATGTTCATCATGTTTGGCATCCATTGATCATCGGTACTTAGGACACCCTCTTCCGCCGGAGAATGGTGAGCCAACGGGCCTGCAATAGCCGATACAACCCTACCAATAGCATTTTTTACAGCACCAATCGCGTTTGTAATCCCTCTTACAAAATTGCCAATCAAGTTGCTTCCCCACTGGAGCGCTTCGCTGGCGAGGTTTGTAAAGAACTGACCAATGGCGTTAAAAGGCTTCTCAACAGTGTCTACCACGGTACTGATAATCGATTTGATTCCAGACACGAGCGCATTCCACGCCTTAGTCGCATCTGAAGTGATGGTAGACCAGTGTTTGACTAGTTCGAGGACAAGGATGCCGATGGGTCCCGTTAGAGCTGCGAGGATGTCTGCGCCATATTTCTTGAAGAAATTGACGATGGCGTTCCACGCCTTGGATATACCAGACGTGATTGATCCCCAAATCTTCGTGAAGAACGCGGCGATATCGTTCCACACTTTCTCAGTGTCTGCCTTGACTGTCGACCAGTGCTTGATCAACTCATAAATCACGACGCCTAGCGCGACCAATGCAGCAATTATGATTCCAATGGGCCCGGTAGCAATGTCTAATGCAACGCCAAACGCTGTTGTCGCCGCGGTTGCAATCGTTGTCGCTACAGTCATCGCTGTCTGCGCGACCGTATACGCGAGGACAGCGGCCTTCTGGGCTACAAAAACAGCGCCTTGAGCCACGATTTTTGCAGTTGCCACAGATGTGGCAACTGCTGTCTTTACCATGGATGCAATGAGCTTCCCTGTGAACACGGCTGCAGTAGCAGTAGCTTGGGAGGCTGACTTTACCATGGATGCGACAAATTGACCAGTTACCTTCGCGGAGGTTGCCACCGCCTGAGCAGATGTTTTGACCAGTGATGCCGTGAAAGACCCGACCGACTTCGCTGCGTTCACCGCACCCGTTCCGATGTCTTTCATTTTCAGTCCAATCAAGCCAATCCTTGTCGGCAACTCCTTGGCAAACTTCAGTGTTGAACTAATTCCCGCGCCAAATGCTTTAATGCCGTTGATGGCACCCATAACGCCGGGTGATAGGAGCTTGAAAGCAGCCACGGCAGCAATCACATCTACAGCGAGTTTCCCTAACTGCGGGTGTGCTTTCAGCATTGAGTTCGTAAAACTCACGATGGCGGTCACGATCTTAAGAACAACCGCACCTGCTGGTGCCATCGCCACCAGTAATCGTCCTACGAGTTGCGCAAGTTGACCAATCAATTTCATGACCTGCGGACCTTCGGTCTTCACATAGTTCAGGAAGTCTTTGAACCCTTGTGTGCTGCTAAGGCTCGCCGCCCAACTGGCAAACTTGGACGTCATGCTTACGAGGCCAGATTCCACGGACTGTACAGACGGTGTGAACGCTTCGAAGAGGGATGCCATGCCACTGAACACGTTCCCGAATACGGCACCGAACATCGTTATCGCTGGACCCGCTTGGTTCGCAAGCCATGTAAAGAATGTCTTCATGCCGCTACTGTTGAGACCTTTGTTCATGCTGTCCATGAGTTGCCCAATAGCCGTCGCGCCAGCTTGGATGACAGGGCGCATGTCCGTAAGTAGGGATTTTGCGATTTGAAGCGCCTTGTTGAAGTCCGCCAGAACAGGTGTTTGGAAAGAGCCTGAAAAACTCTTGAAAAACGACTCAAACTGCTGCAGTGAGTGAACGGCTTGCACTTGTGCGGCGTCCAGTCCGTAATACGCGTTTTTTAGTGCCGCGAGCGCGGATGCCTTTTGTGCCTTCGTCGTCGCTTCGTTGTATTTTATTTGTGCGGCATTCGCTGCTGCAGTCGCTGTCGTGATGCTCTTGATGTTTGGGATCGCGACAACTGCAAATCCAGCCACACCTGCCGACGCTGCAGCAAACGCACCAGCGAGTCCCATTGTCGCGGACGCCGTAACAGCCGCAAGAGGTGCAATAGCTGGTAAGGCTGTCATAATGGCAGGTCCGAGTATGCCTGCACCGCCAGCTGCGTCTGCGCCCGCTCCTCCGGCACCCGCAGACGCTCCTGATCCTCCACCTGCGCCACCGACCGTACGGACATCCACAACTTTCTCGTGTGGTATCGTATCAAGTTCGGCTTTGAACTCTTCCGCTTTTGCGACTGCTGCAGAATCATCCACGCGGATACCCACAACGGCATCACGCATCGTCTGCATATCTAACTTTAGCTCATCAATGGACCGTTTCACGCCATCTAGTGCCTCACTTGATATACTGCCCGATGATTGGAGATCTGCAGCCATTTTCCCAGCCTCACGACCCACCGCAGACAGTTGTTCTTGAGCCTGTGCAATCTGTGCGCTGATGATGATTTGAAGTTCCGCAGCGGTATTCCCCGGCATACACTATCACCTCCCCGCGTCCCGCGCCCTCGACTCAGCCTTTATGAATTCAATCTCCAACATCACGCGTTCGTAAGGTACCTCGCCAAGCTCAAGAGGCGTGCAGCCCCATCGCTGGCACACCAGAGATTCGAGATATGGGAGGATGTCGCCACGTACGGGCCTGCCTCTTAGGAGCTGGCCGACCCGTTGGATAAGTTTGGGTCCGGCTGTCCACCTGCTACGCCTTCACCAAGCGCGCCAAATACAGCCATGATAACCGGCATCGGTGGGATCTTGTCCCACACAGATGCATCTATGGAAGGGAGTGGTAGGATTTGTCCGTTCTCTCCGGGCAAGTTCCAGTCGCGAATCATGGATGTGGCGAGGTCTCTGCCTTTGTCAAGGTCAAATCCCGCCGCGCTCTCTTGTCCTTCTGTCGCAGGAGCCAACGCAAGCAACTGTTTCATGGGCTCGAACGGCATCAGTTTTGGGTGATATATGGAGATCCATAGACCATCAGCGATGTCGTCTGGTAGATTTACACGTTTTGTTGCTTCAACTTTCCAACCTGGCATGGGAACCCTCCTCAGTACGTGGTAGACTGCGCGTTCGTCAAAACAAACTTCACCGGGCTAATGGGTGATCCAGTTCCTGCATCCGTCGAACTCGGAAGTGCTGTGATGTCATAGTCGACTTCCACGAACTCTTTGCTGTACGACGGCGTTTTCTTTGCAAACGCACACTTTGACATCTGGATGGTGAGCGACGGCCCTGCATTCGGTGCCTGTAACTCGATCGTTACAGCAGGTTGTGTGTTGCTCAGCATGTACGTGAGCTCCGTGTCGTCCTCAACTGCGAATGTCAACTTACCCGTTACACCAAGTGCGCTGGAATACACAAACGACGGTTTTTGGCTGTTGTTCGCGGCCCATTGGGTGATGACTTTGCGCTTGCCCGTCCAGTCGAAGCCGATAAGTTTTGTGTTTCCTGCCCCTGCGATGGTGAGCGTCGATTCCCAACCGAGAAAGGGATCGTTGCCGCCGAATGCAGGTGTCGAAGTCGTGGCGACTGCTGACGGAAATCCCATCCACTTCGTAGAGGCCGTAAGTGCACCGTCGATGGCGTACTTGAGCTGTAACTCGTCGATCATCGATCCGGGATACTGGCGTTCGTTGTACCCGTTGAACACCGATAACGTGTACGACGGAGGCTGATCTTGGGCCAATGTGAGCGTGTGCGTGTATGGATTGGCGGCGCCTAAAATGGTATCGACGCCCATCAGGGCCATGAGTACATGCCCTAGCGACTCTGGGTAAAACATGGAGTCAAAGTCAACGGTAGACGATATTGGGCCCTGATACTGTGCAATTGGATCGACTGGGGCACCGCGCAAACCCTTATCCTCGATCCACTTGATGACATCTTCATCCTTGATGTTGTTTTCGACCGGGAACCATACGGTCGGCACGACTGCCGTACCTTGAATGGTCTCTTTTGCGAGGCCAACGTGTAATAGACTACTGTTTAGCGGCATCTACCGTTTCGCCACCTTTCTTCTTCACGGGCACGAACAAGGCGTTGCTGAAATCTTCAGGAACATCGATTTCATCGCCCGGTTTGACATCCACGCCGATGGTGCTCAATTGAACAGGGATGTCACCGGTATACTTCACCTTCATACGATCCCTCCTACTTTTCAAATTGCTGTTTGAGTTTCAGATACGATTGATAGTTTGGTTCGCCTTTTTCGAGTGCTTCCACACGCCTTTCCAGCAACTCGACCTTGGCGTTCAGCGTCATTTCGGGTTTTGTCGCCACGAATCCGATTTGCTCTTTCAAACACACTCACCCTTTGTAATTGAATTGTTTGATTTCGACGGCACGCAGTACATACGTGATACCGAGATACTGCACACCGCCATACTCCACGTGCCCATACGAGTAATCGACTATGCCCGCGGTGAATGCCGCACCACCAAGCGTAATGTTTTGGTCGAACAGATCGACAATTGTATCAACCCACGGCTTTAACGTCTGGTCTGCGCTCGGCAAGTCGCCACCTCGAGAGACGTATAGCGTCAATGTCATGTCATGCTCTCCGCGGCGCTGATTCGGCTTACGCGGCCAGTCGAAGGAACCTTTGTCCGTGAACAGTGTCGTAGCTGGCAATTGTGCAAGTGACTCCGGCGCATTCTCATGCACCCTGGAAATGCCCTGCTGTGTTTTGAGAACGGTGTTCGCGCCTGCAATAATCTTGTCAAGCGGCATTACTGCTTCATCCTCTCTACAACGGCTTGGAGCGCTTTCTCCATTCGCTTGATAATGAGCTCTCTCTTCATTTCAAACGCTGGCAACATATACGGTTGCGCCTTCATGCCCTTAATAATTCTCCATCCGACTCCGGGGATTTTTCCACGAAACGATGTGTGAGCATCTGGCTTGTGATAGATACCAGTTCCATACTCAACGTATTTTGCATAATTAGCCGCTGATGAAACGATGCCGGTCGGTTTACCGCCAAGTGGTGTAACGGGTTGTGCCTTGATAGTGCGACGTAAATTTCCGGTTTTGAAGGGTGCAAGACTCTTCGCTGCACGTTCAATCGACAGCCCTGAGTTGCGAATGGCTCCAATAACTTCCTCGCTGATAAGCACAGATCCAGTTTCCAAGCCGTGCGGAATATCGAGGTTTACTTTGAACGTCACTACGTCCACCGCCGCCAACGCTTCGCCATCAAGGCGATGTCGCCCGGAATCCCCTTCTTGTACTGCAAGATCCCCATGTCTGTGTTTGCGAGGACGTCGCTAAAACCACTGTCGCCCTCTTTGTAAAGCCTTGCGGCCAACACCGTCGATGCACGCACGATGTCGGATGGCAACGGCTCATAACCAGAGTTGTACGTGACACTGACAATCAGATGTTTCAAAAACGACGATGGCATGTTCGTGGGCCATATCCAGATCTGGTAGTCATCGAAGGTGCAATCTGTCGTGTCAAACGAATATGTTGGTACGTTGTTCGGATTCGTATGCCACGTCGATATAGACGCAGGATTAGGCCCATATGCCGCCATTGACACGATGTTTTGTACATTGCGCCCACTCACGCGGACGAGTATGCGTCCATCGTTTGTTGCTTGGCCTTCTACCGTTTCTGTCCATTGTTGTTGTACGAACGCACCTGGCGCGGTATAAGTGGCGTCATCCCATAATCGCGATCCCGCGTCTACAACATCTTGCAGCGCGGATACCTCTTTGACGGGCGCACCCTGTACATGCGCATTGGCGGCTGCCGTAATCGGCACTGTGTACGGACCTGTTCCCGTAACCTCTCCGGTGACTTGCACAGATTCGCGCGCGCCTAGGTTGTACTGATCGAGTGCCATCCACATGCCCGGATAGATACCCAAACCGGAAGCATTTTGGTTGGATGAAACACTTATCGACATATCACCTACAGCGACGGGCGCAATCAACGTCGTATCGGGTGCGAGACGCAATGCCGCCGCAACAGCGGCTGCGTCCGTGTATGCGGCTGGCATCACTTCAACTCCTTACTTGGCGTCTTTGTCTGGTTCTCCCGGTGGCGTCACAGGTGGCGTCACAGGTGGCGTTGCGGGCGGTGTCACAGGTGGCGTCGAGCGACTCCCCTTCTTGCCTTTCCCGTTGTAAAACGTGTCGACGTCAGTCAGTGGTTGTAACTCTTCGTCGCTTGCGGAGGCTTGTTCACGCCCAACATACTTGACCCATCCAGGACCCATGACGACTTTGCTGTGTAGTGCGTCCGGAACAGATACGATGCCATTCACAACCGGTAGTTCTACAGCTTTCTCCCCGTCCATAACCGAAACGTGCGCTTGAATCCCGTGTTCCAACATTTCTTTATTAAAGTAGCGATAAGCCACATTGAACCCTCCAATAAATCAAAATCAGGAGAGTCCGAAGACTCCCCTGCCATTCACTGATTTTCAGCTTAACCAGCCGCGATGTCTTGCAAAATGAATCCGCCAGCAGGGAAGTAGTTTTTGAATACTTCCTCGCAACGAATTTCATAATCGTAACGCGGGCCGCCGTTCGCTTGACCCGGCAAACGCGCCATTGCGTACTCGACCTGGTGGTACTCTTCCAAGGTCTGAATCTCCAAGACAGAATCAATCGTGTTATCCGGGTATGGGAGAACGTCTGTGACGCCCAGAATCGTACCGTACGGAATGTGCGGATCCACGACGATTTGCAGAATCTGACCGTTCGACGCCTTGTTGATATACCGCTGAATGTACGTGCCACCATAGAGGTTGTCCTGTTGCTTTCCAGCCTCAATCATGACGCGCAGACCGCCTGTCGCGAACATTTTGCTCGAGATGTCATACGCCTGTTGGTTGTTCATGACCAACCGAGTCGGCGACATTTCGAGGTCTTGTCCAAACGTCAACAGGATGTTATCGATCTCGGTGATCGTCCCGTCATTGCCGGTCAGCGTTTGGCCATTTAGGCTGATGATGGTTGCACCAGATGCACGCGTACCCGATCCACGCTTCACCTGGCCTGCGTTCGTGTAATCGCCAACGAGCGACGCGATATAACCGTTGTACGCGTTCGGATCCGCCGAAGCATCTGCAACCGGTGGCTGCGGCAATGCTGTGGATGTGGCAGCTGTAAATGTCGCGACGTTCTGGTTCGTCCGCAGGCCGCTGTAGTACAGCGTTCCCGCGCCATTATCGATATACCAGTCATACGCGACCGCACCAGGTACAGACGGCACCGTTGCCGCGATGGAACCAGTAGTCGCACCTGTAGGAACTGAGACCGTTGCAGCTGCACTCGCGACCGTGCTGAGAGGTCCGTAATAGGTGCCACCATTGCCGTCAGATGATCCTGCAGCATGATTCGGATTGCCGTAATGGTACCCTTCCATCGGTACCGCGCACGCCACGACTTGCCATGTTGCAGCAGATCCACCGCCGTTTGTGATTGTGCCGCCAGTAGACGAGTATGTCAGCGTAGGAGCCGACGGTGTTTGGAGTGCAAACGACTGACCGCCGAGTGCTTGGATATCCTCTGTGATCTTCATTTCGTAGAGTGTCTTGATACCCGACTTCGCGCGTAAATTATCGAAGCCACGTGCCATTGCCTGTGCGTCCATCTGCACCGTGTCACCGAGTGCAAGAGGTGCATAGGGAGCGACGAAGTCTTGTTCTACCGTCTGGACAAGAGACCCAGACTGACCGAATGCGGTTGTTGGACGCTGGCGTTGGTACCCAGACCCCTTATAGGCAACAATCGCCTTCCAGCGTGCAGCAGCTGATCCTTTATCGGCCTTTTTGCGGGGAATCGAGTTCAGGAAGTTCGTTGATACCGGCATAATCAGCTTTGCGGGAGATTCGAGGCCGAAGCCATAAAGACCGTCCGCAGTGGTCATGCCTTGGGTGGTAGCGTCTTTCATCAGGTTCATGGTTTGTTTTGTCACTTCTTCAAGCTGGCTTTGCGAAGCCAAGTCGTGCATTAACGGGTTAGCCAATCTCGTCACCTCTTATGGGCATAATAAAAACGCCTTAACGGCGCCTTGGTTTTTGCTTGTTCAGTTGGAATCTAAGAGTTACGCGCCAGTCGGTCTACGCGCTCCGCCCATCTGGGCTAACAAGAGCTCCGTAGCCATCGATTGACCAACTTGGTCTTTAACAACGGGGTCTGCGATGCGGTCAATCGTACTTTGGAGGATGGACTTTTCAACGCCCTGCCACGGCATAGTTCCGCCGAGTCCTGGATACGCGCCCATGTGTGGACCGTTCGGCTGCGGCTGTTCCCCTATCTCCTTCACCAGACCCTCCAGTGTTGCAATCTGCTCCACTGCCTTGGTCAGTTGCTCGGATAAGGTAGACACAACATCAGCTTTTGCCAACCCGGCGTTCTCCAACGCTTGGGTCAGCGCACCACCAATATCAGGTGCAGACTTTTGCAAAGTCGTACCGTCCAACTTTGCAAGCACGGCAGCAACAAACTTCTCGGCATCCATGCCTCCGTCGGGAGTGGTGGACGCGCCGTCGATGTGCTCCTTGTCGCCAATCTTGTCATCTTCACCGAGGGCCTTGTGAATGTGGTCCACGGCATGTTGCAGATGCTTGCGACGCGTAGCGGAGATGGCTGTTCCACGCTTCTCCAAACGTCCGTTGATGGTCTTGAGGATTTCAAGAGCCGTGATAGACTTTTCAGCGTCTTCTTTATCCTCGGCTGAGTTATCCTTCATCTGTGCGGCTTTAAGTTGCGCAACAGCATCCTTGGCGGCTTGAAGCTTGTCGTCTACGTTTGTATCAGTCTGGCTTGTCCCACCTGTCTGAACGTCCTTCTTTTGCGCCGCCTCAACCGCAGCGATCGCGGCTTCGAGATCCGCAATCTTCTGTGTAACTGTCTCGTCCGGATCCATCTTCTGAACAGGTGTATCTTCCAATTTGTTGGCCTCCTTTACGGGCTTCCAATCGCCCTGTGTGACTTCTTCTGGTGTTCCGACCGTGATATCAGTTCCATCAAGTGTGTACGGCACTTTCCACCACTTACCCGTTTCCCAGTCGTCTGCAATCACATATTCCGGATACGTGTCACATACCCAGAAGTCCAACATGGGATTGCCCTTGTTGATTGCGGCACTAACCAGTTGGCGGATGTCCTCGTAAGACAACTCACCACCGACACCAGCGCGCTTGCACAAGTCGCCCCACGCGGCCTTGTCTGCTGCCTTGCGCTCGTCGGACGTCTCGATGGTGCCGTCCTTGTACTCGTGACCGTCACCGATGAGCTTGTTCGCGGCTTCTGCAATGCGTTTGCCGATGATTGCCCACTCGGATTCGCTATACCCTCCCTTCTCGCGCTCATCAGGGTGGTTGAAGTAACCCACAGCGGCTTTGATATGCGCGGAGTCAATCGGATAAGCGTAGTTAGTGGGATCGGCGTACTCAGCTTCGTCGGTCGGCTTGCCCTTCGGCGGTGTGAGGTGTCCGCCATCTTTGACCGCGATTCCGGATGACTTGGCACGTTCTTCGGCATCGGCGTGGAGTTTTTCGCGCTCTTCGTTAGTTGCTTTAGACAGATTTCGGTCGGTTCTCGACCACGGGCCATCTGCCTTTGCAATGACATTCACAATGTCCGCTCCTTCGACACATGGATTATCCACAAAACTGTATTCGGCAAGTTTTGGCGCGAAGCGGAATCCCTTTTGGGCTTCGTCCCACCATCTTTCTTCGTATTCACCGCCGATGGATAGGCCACTCAAGATCCCTTCGTCAATATCTTTGATGACGTCGGTTTTGTGCGGCGGAACATATGTGGCTGTCCAAATTCCCTTAACCGTCTGTTTGTTGCCTTTTTCGTCGACAATTTCCGTTTCGCCCGGTTCCCAGTGCGTCATTTTTCCACCCGTGACCGCTTGGTGCATTACACGGACATTTCCCATCGACTTGCCGCCTGTACGCTTGGAAACTTCGTCAGACCAGTTTTGAAACGCCTTCACCGTACGGTCGAAGTCTGCAATCTCTCCTACCTTGTCTTTGCGTTCCAATGTTGCAAATCCCCATACTTCCCTTCCACCATTTGAAGTCGTTTCGACCTTCGAGAACGGCGCAAACATACTTACCTTGTCTGCCACTATATCAACTCCTTTCAACACAAAATGACCGCCTACTCAGTAGACGGCACATAGTCTCGATCTTCATCTGGCGGAATAGGTCCGAACGCCCGCACGCAGTTCGGATGAGCTAGAGCATGTTCCTCTGCGTAGTCCACCGTCCACGTCGAGCCGTCCGCAGCTGCGCACTCTGGGTCATCGTCACCATCGAAGACCTCGACGTGCTGCACCTGGGCTTGACGGAACCCCGCGTTCGATCCGCCATTGTATGCGAACCCCGTTTCCGTTCTGGCAATCGTTTGTGCTCGGCTGTCACTGAAAGCGTAGTGTTCTTGGATACCCTTTTGCAACTGCTGTATCGACTGACCTTCCTTTACCGCTGCAACAACGTGCTTTCGGACCATTTCTCGTGTGGCGTCAGGGATGCTAAACTTCGGATTTGGATTGTCCACCCATTCACCGGCGATTTTCTTCTTGCCGACTAACTCTGCCCCGCGTTTCTCGGCGTATTCGACAGCTAGCGGATTAACCATGTCAAACGAGAGGTTGACGCCAACCGTCTTCGCGCCTTCAATCGCGCCCTGCAGGAAGATTTCCTTTGCCGACTCATCTATTGTGGATTTCAGATGCTTGTCCCATCCTTGCCAGCCATAAGACGCCAGAATCGCATCAAGAACCGTTGGATTGACAGCCGGTGTCGTTGATTCCTCTGTCGTGATATACGTTTGACCTTGTTCTTGAATGGCCTTCGTGACGTATCTGGATATCTGCTCGCCTTCGCGCTTCAGCAACACGGATATGTGCATTTTCAACGCGTCGGTATGTTTTTGGAGCTTCTCAGTATCACGGACGACCACCCTACCTTTACCGCGTTTAATCGTCCGTTTCATAAAATTTACAGGTGCATCACCGCCAATCAGCGGCTCAAACACCCTTCTTACGTCATCAGGCGTGGACGATGCAGTCAACTGGCTGTTGATCACTTTGACAAGTAGCTGGTCCAGCACGTTACTCTGCCATTCCTTCGCAAGCTTGCCATCTTTCGATCGCTTGACAGCCGCTGCACGCCACTTCTTCAGTTCATCTTGGGATGCTTTTGTGTTCTGTGTCGGGCTCGGTTGCTGTTGCGTCTGCTGTTGTACAGGCTTGGCAGGGAGTGGTTTGATCACCGGTACCGACATCGCCTGATGCGTCGATAGCATCTCATCATCTTCGGAAGTCGCGTCGTCGCCCGATACGTCAATGCCATATTGCTGTGCGACGTTCCCTTGCTCACGCGCAAACTTCTGCGAGTCTGGGTCGACGAAGATAACGCCTGTACGCATGGCGAAGGCACGGCCGACAGGCGCGTTCTCGTCGACGGCGTAGCCAAGTTCCTTACGTACCTCGTCAGGCGACAGTACGGCGTTTTGGATGTAGACAGAGCGTGTCTGCGCCAGCTTCAACTGGTCTTCCTCTTCTTCGATGTCGAGGTACTTGAACCGCGCGTATGGCATGTTCATGTCTTCGCGAAGAATCTTGTTGAAGATGCTCTGAAAATACTTGACCGTCGGGATGATGGATCGCCGATAAGTCACATTCTCTTGGGTGTCGCCACTTGACTTGTTGACCTTTTCAGTAAACCCGATTTCAGCAGGTTGCACCTTGTAACTTGCGCACCCTTTGGCAACCAAAAAGCCAGCAAGCCCAACATCAAAATTACCTTTATTAACCGCGTGGACATTGCTTCCGGGCGGGATCCATTTGACCTTATGATGTGCGCCTCGTGACCCACTTATTGTGGCGTCATAAGCGTCTTGGAGTGCTTTAACCTGCTTTGGGTCCTCCACATTTGGTGGCGCGTTTACGAACGCCTCCGGGACCGCTCCCTCGGTGAAATACGAGAGAAAGTACCATTGTAGGCGTAAGTCCGTGTTTGCGGTGAGGAGCACCCATTCAGCCGGTGGAAGGCCGTATCGCGTCTGTGTACGCGGATGATGAGGCTTGTAGATGATATCTCGCTCAGTCAGCCACACCCACGGTAGGCCCCACGACCACTGGACGTATGCAGGGGCTTCGCCGCGTGGCATTGCTCCTCGACCATCGATAAGTGGCGCAATGCTTGTACCGTCGATGGCTTCAAGTGCGCCTAGCTTGCCATTCCTGGTCCGCATCCTTGCGATAGTGAGCGCGTCGTACCTTAGCCAGTCATCCGACGCGGTCATAATCAGATCATCAAAATCTTGGCCCGGTGACGGATGGTTGAAAAACTGTTTTGCTGCCTTAATCTCAGCATCATAGAGGTTTGGATCATCGACTGAATCCTTGTCGACAACGATGTCCCAATCCAAGTTTCGGATCTCGTCTTGTCGCACCTCAATGCACAGACGTGCAACGTCCCACTTGCTTGTGATGTTCGTCAGCGCCCCGAATCCGACACCAGTCAGGCCACGCGGGACGGCGAAGATGTTCTGCCCGACCTGGTACGGCGTGATGATCGGCGGTGTGCCGACTTGCTGATACGGGGATATCGGTTCACCCGGCGAGAAGTTGCCGCCCTCCGACATGCCTTGCTCGCGCATCGCCTCTTGTGTGGCGTCCGGCACCTGAGCAGGTGCAGCAGGACTTTTACCCGCAAACGACGATTGTGCCTCCAAACTAAAAGAGGACGCGACAGAGCGCCCAGACTTCATGAGATCATGCATCTATCGCAGTCCTCCTTATTAGAATTGACTCCAAGGTTTCTTCATCGGTCTTCCTTTGCGCATAAGCCAAAAAAATGGAGAGGCGTCTCCAGCATCCCACTTAGACTCTAAAAACCGCACAATATTACCGTCTTGTTTTGTTAGTTCGAAGCCGCCATCAAAGACGCGCGATACATGAGCATTTTGATATCCATCCGATTCATTGTAATGGCACAATTGACGGCGTTTCACTTTAGGGAATGAACTTGTTGTTTGAACATCCACGTAAGTGGTCACTCCCTTTCCCGTTTATTTTGTTTCCCCCTCTTACACGTGCAAGGCTTCCCGCCAGCCATAACCCCCGTGTCCTCACACCTGCTACATTCGTACTTGCGGGTCAAGTCCGTCTGCATGAGCTTGTTCATCGCCTTCGTCCTCCATTTCTCCTTCGAGCCACGCCAGCCATCCACCCCCACGGCTAAACCGCAACAGCGCTTGGCTCATTCCGTCCACTTGGTCATCGTGTGCTCCGGTCGGAAATGCGGCGCATTCCTCGATAAAGTCATGAACCCACGGTGCAATGCTCGGATCGGGCAGATATACGTTTCCTGCCTCGATTTGCGGCGATACGGCCGAGACACGAGCTTCTTTACTTCCAAGTGGTTCAACAGGTATGAGTCCGCTGATTTCGCGTTTGAGTGTAGATATGAGTGCCGGTCCGTTGGCTTTATCCTCGACTAACTTGGTGAATGTCTTGGGGTGTTTTGCCGTGAGAGAGCGTACGGCATTGAGTGCGTCTGGAAAGTTCATACGCGCTCGAACTTGGTCAATTAAGTACCTGTCCGCGCCACGTCTTCCCCACACCTGCCCAACTACATAGTCGTTGTTTTTTGCCTCTTTGAAGGTTAAGTCCCACGACTGAATTTGTTCTTCGATATCGTTAGGCAACGCTTTGTAGAACTTCCACCATCCGCGCTTGAGCATACCGCCTTCAGACGGACTAGGATGCTGTTGATAAAGCGCTCCCCATACTTGCGAACCAACAGCCTTTTTCATCGAGCGATATTCTTTAAGGCTGAATCGCTCAGGCCACAGCACATCGCCAGCTTTGCGCCCAAGCGCGTCGTTCTCTTCGGCTTCTGCAGGCAGAGAAATAACCTCCCACTGCTCACCTTCACCGCTTAATGACATCTGCAGAAGGCGTCCAGCTAAGTCATCCTCATGCCAACGAGTCATCACAAGGACGATTGCTCCACCTGGTGCAAGACGCGTCCGCAATGTCGACTGATACCACTCAAATATCTTGGAACGAATCGTATCTGAGCGAGCCTCGTCCCAGTTCTTCACGGGGTCATCAATAATGGCAACGTGTGCGCCACGGCCTGTAATTGGTCCGCCAACACCCGATGCCATCATGCCTCCGCGTGTGCCCTCAATGCCCCACCGACCGACCGCGCCACTATCCCGCGACGAATCGACATTCCAGAGTGTAGGCCCCCACTGCCGCAAGGTGTTTCTGGCTATTCGTGAAAAGTCATATGCCAGTTCGGAAGAATACGACGAGATGATGACTTCCTTGTTTGGGTTGCGCCCAAGGAACCAGGCGGGAAACTTCTTCGATACCACTTCTGACTTCCCGTGGCGAGGTGGCATGAACACCATCAATCGGTGTAATTCTCCTCGCTCCACTGCTTCAAGCTTCGAACACAACAAATCAAGATGCTTGGCTGATTTCCAAACGCCGTAACTCTCATACTGCAAAAATAAAGAGAGCGACCTTTTGGCCAACTCTCTGCGTGCCATTTCAGCTACTGTCTTCCTCTTCGCCTCCGTCAATCGCGGCAAGGGCCTTCAACTCCTCCAGCGTCAGACCGGACAAGTCGATAGAAACGGATCCGTCGGGTTGCTTGTCACCCACCAACTCTGCTTTGAGCTTGAGGGCTTGCCGAATTTCCGCGCCTGTTCCGGATACCAAATCAACAATAGGCTTGGGAGGCGGGAACTTGCGTGTCACCGGCTTATAATCGTTGTCCGGATCTAGCAAAGGCTTGCCGTTTTTCAGCATGACAGGGTGTTCCGTAGTCAGCGACTCCTCGACACTATCGGTCGCGAGTACGTGCAACCGATAGTTACGCTTAATCGTGGCATCCAACATCTGCAGGTCTGTGAGCCGCTTTTCGACCGCATCATTCATGACTTCCGCCGACTGCTCGTGGTACCGCTTGGCGGCCTCCTCACGCGGCGCAAAGTGCGTGTCGAAGTGACGCCGCACACTGGCCTTGGAGATAGACACGTCATGCCCGGAGAGAAAGTCGACCACCTGTTGGAGGCTAGCGCCGTCCTCGTGCAGTTTCTCAGACTTCGCTCGGTGCTCACAGTTGCACAGTTTACAGCGGACGTTGTATCCGACCATCACGTATCACCTCCGTTTCGGTTCGGTTCGCATTGTGTCGTTTCGGTTCTGATAAGCGAAACAGGCAAAAGAAAAACCCACCGAAGTGGGCTAGAGTGATTACTTCCTATTCATCAGCGACTATTTCGATGATAGATACATGGCTGGGATTCACCAGCGCGTTTCCTAATCGGACATATCCGTTTCTGACGGAGCCCGTTTCATTCTTAAACCGCTTCTCGAGTTCCGCTGCGGAAATATCAACCGTTATTATCTTACCGTTGTCCATATGAATATTTGTGCTCAAATTCTCACCCCCTTACTCACAAATTCTGCAAGTATCGAAGGTTTCCTGCTTCCGCGCGCGTTGTAAAGAACCAACTCAGCGTGTAAAAAGGTTGCCGCCGGTTACTGGACGGCGGCTGAAAGTATGTGTGTGCATACCAATTACTACCGCAGCAAGGCTTCCACCTCCCTGTGTTGGTTTGTTGGTGGTACAAGCCACTGCCCACCATCGAGAGCCGGAGTGACCGCCAAGGGGGCCAGACGGGTGCATTTCTCCGCACGCTCTCGATGCTAGGTAGCGTCCCGCGTCACTTCTTTCCCAGCATCACGCACCTCGGCAACGCGCACGTGAGCTTAGTCCCTGCGTCCTTTGCCCAGACGCACTTATAACCTAGCTGGCACGGACAAGTCATGTTTATCACTCCTTTCGGTAACACGAAAAAGACACCCCGTAGCAAGGGTGCCTGCGTGATCCTTATTCAGTTGGTCCCTCTTGATACTTCTGCACATACACAGTATAAGCCCTTGGCATCGTCATTTTACGTCCAGTTTCAGTCCAGTTACCGCCCGTTTTTCTTCAAACCGTTGGCGCTGAGTCTCTTCGAACCATCTCATGTGTTTAAACGTATGGGTAACACTGTACTTGTGTCTGACCAGTTCCTCTTTAAACTTTGCAGCAGCCGTCTCGTAATCCCAATCGTTATCCAGTGCAACCGCATACAACTCGTCAACAAATGCGTCGATATTCATTGGGATTAATTTCTTCTTTGGCACCGGAAGTTGAAGAGGATCAAATTGTTCTATGTTCCTGATCAGGTCGAGCAGTTCATCGCAAGGTTCAAACCATTCTCCCAAGAGTCTGTAATTATCAAAGTTCTCATGAAGGCGATGCTCCAGCCCAATGCTACCTTGAGTGGAGGCTAAGCAAAGAAGTCTATATGGGTGGGCGCTTTGGAGTTGTTCCAACCGCTGCTGCACATTCGTAGCATAACCAATCTTTATTGGTCCGCCTCTTTCTGACTGAATAAAATAGATAAACCCTGTCATATCAATCCCACCGCCAATTTATCGAATTTCCTGAGAGCTCTCCTACGTTCATTCCGGTACAATTTCTCAGACATCCCCGTGCTCGCTAAGTACGAAACAAATTTTTCACCCAATACATACCTACGTTTTAACAAGTCATGCCACTCTGGATAATATTTTCCCAACTGCCCGAGAGCGGTTCCGATGACTCGCTTCTGGCGCTGCAATATGACCATCTTGTTTCTAACCCTGTCTTGCATTTCCTCGTGCTGAGCTACCGCTCGTTCTGTCGGTGTTAATTCAACTCGCTCTTCCGTCAAACTTCTTGTTGCGTCAAACGCATCCCTAATGGCATAGTCCTCATGTGGGTCATCGCTATAGGTGTCACGCAGGGCTTTGTGTACGCGTTCAACCGTGACATATCTCCATGTATTGAGTACGTATTTCTCGATTGTCTCTGAAATTTCCTTTTGATACTCCTTAAGCGGCTGCCGATATGCCGCACCAACATGTGGGTCATCATCCTCTGGCGGTCGAATAGTAATGGATGGAAGCTCGATATCTGATGCAAGCGCTGCATGACAACCCTCGATCTCGAGGTCCAGATCCCTATAGTTCTGAAGTCGTTCAACGAGCCACTTCTCCCGCGCTCCTAAACTCTCAGCCTGTGGAATACCTAACATTATCTGACCTTGCACCTACACCACCCCCATGGTAAGTTGTGGACGTAGATGCAAGTCGATGACCCTCATTCCCTCGGTCCAACTGGCCGGGGATTTTTTTGTCTATCACGCTGTCTGTTGCTCCAACAGCTTGTCCACTACCGCAAGGTAATCTAACACCACTCCGCGCCCGCTTTGCAGCTGGTAGCACACGCGCTCGATATCGTCATATGGCATGCTTTTCGTTCCGCCACGTAACGCAGCATCATAGGCCCTGACCACTAACTGTGCCGGGACGTAGAAGATTTCTCCTCGCCGCGCGAACTCCAGAATCACGAAACAGATAGCGCCCATAGATTCGCTCAGCCGCAGATGTTCGATTTGATGGTCATGGATGT